CAGGCGCCCCCGGTTGCTGTTGGTGGATCGTTTCTTAACCGGCATATCAGTCCTCCAGGTCCTCTTTACTGATTCGCCGCATGAACACCGGCGTGCCCTCGCCCACCCAGGCGCCCTCGCCCACCCAGGCGCCCTCGACATTGAACTCGAAGTACTCCCAGGCGTCGTCGGTGGTCATGTCGCTGTCGGCGAGCAAGAGCTCGATGCACTTGTCGGCGTCGTAGACCACGTAGTAGCTCCGCCCCGGCGTGTAGGCGTAGCCCAGGTTGGCGTCGTCGTAGCCGTCGGCCACCAGGATCTCGCCGGGAAACCGCTCGTCCAGCCACTCGCGCGCGGTCATATGCCCCCCAGAACGCCGCCAAGGCCCCGCACGGTGTTGATCGCGCGCAGCTGCTGGTTCTCCGCTTGCAGCCGAGCAATTTTCAGAATCAGCTGTTCTTTTTCCTGGCGGCGCAGTTCCTCCAGCTCGGCGATCTTCTCAAACAGCGTGGCCTGCATGGCGTGGGCGTCGCTCAGCATGTGGTCGGCGTGGCGCAGCTGCTCGATGGCGGCCTCGATGGTCGCGAGCCAGGCGCGCTCCTTGACCTGCTCGCGTTGCAGAAGCTCCAGCTCGCGCGCGTTGGGGCTCATGCGCGCCTCCTGGCCAGGTCGGCGGCCCTGGGCTCGCTGAAGATTTCCACGTTCCAGGCGGTCAGCGGGCGGTTGGGCTCGCCGTTCTCCCGCATGCCGTACTTCTGCCGGTAGTAGGCAATGGCTTCCAGCATGGTATCGAAGCGCTTGGCGCGCGCCAGGTCGGGCGTGGTGTGAAGGATGCCCCCGTCGTACCCCTCGGGGTGGACATAGGCGGGGTCGTATTCGCTGACGAACTGCCCGTCGAACTCGGTGGGCTCGCCGTGGCGGGTTTGGAGCAGGCGGATTACGTAGCTCATTTCAGTCGTCGTCCTTGTATTGGCGTGAGGGTTGAATGGATGCGCGCATGTCATTGGGCGTGATCCCTCTGACCCGCGTGGAATTGCCGGCGTGCTTGCTGGTTGGCTTTATAACGGAAAACAGCTGCGGCCGCAGGCGCAGGCGCTGCGAGAAGTGAACCGGCAGGAGCGGGCGCTGTTCCTGCTTTTTGCACCAGGCGCCGTAGGCTGCCATCAGTTCGGAAAAAGTGCAGCTGGTGGTCTCCTGGGGGCCGACTGTGCAGGCCTCGCGGAAGAAGTCGCCGAGGCCGTCGCCTTCCACGTTTTCTTCTTTCAGCGTCTGCACATTGCGCTCCACGTCGAGCGGCCGCATCAGGCCTTCTTTTTCCCGGCGCATGGCGCCTTCAATGAACCAGGTGGTAATCTGGTCGGCCTCCGGGCGCAGTTCCTCCACCAGGCGTTTATTCATGCGTTCGGCTGAGATTTGCACTGCAAAGTGGATCGCGTGCAGGCGCCGTATGAAGGCGTCGTCCTCGGTGTCGATGCGTGGCACCTCGTTGGTTTCGAGGAAGACCTTGGCGGTGGGCGTGAAGGTAATCGAGTCGCGATACTTCAGGTTGGCCGAGATCGTGCCGATGCCCTGCGTGAGGGTTTTGAGCAGGGCCTCATCGAATTTATGGCCGGCGGGCGGCTCGCTCGAAATTACCAGGCGCGCGCCGCGCGTGGTGGCGAGCTCCATGCGCCGGTTGTTATCGCCGACCGCGCGCGTATTAGTCAGTATGCTGGCGCTGATGCGTTGCGAGCAATCGCCGAAAATCATCTCCAGGATGGCGAGCACGGTGGATTTGCCGTTGTTGCCGCTGCGGCCATAAAAGCAGAAGAAGATTTTTTCACTGACATCGCCGGTGATGGCATAGCCGAAGACTTTTTGCAGGTACTCGATCATGCGCCAGGCCTTTTCGATGGCCTCCTGCCCGGCGTCGGGACCGCCGCCCATCAGCTCGTCGAGTACTTCGAGGAAGCGTTTGGGCGGCCCGAGGGTGGGGTCATAGTTGTGCGGGATGATGCGCGTGAAATAGTCCTCGCGCCGCGAGGGCCGCAGTTGCCCGGTGTCGAGATCGAAGGTGCCATTTAACAGCGGGATCAGGCGGGGCTTGGCGTCGAGTACCTCGATATCAACTGCCAGCATGCGCCGCGCCGCCTTGACCATGTTGTCGAGGCCGCCCATGTTGCGGGTTTTGTGCCCGTGCTTCCAGAGGCCCTCGTCGTTTTTGGTGGTGGCCTGCATTTGGGTTAGTTCCATGGCGTCGCGGGCGTAGCGGTAGGTGGCGCACTCGTCGGTGTCGGGCTTCCAATAGGCGCCGCTCCATACAAACCAGCCGAGCGCGGACGTGTAGCACAGGTCGCCCTTGGTAAAGCGGATCAAGCGCAGCCCGTTGCCGGTGTCATTGCGCTCCAGGCGCGTCATGTCCGGCTCGCCGGTTTCCGCTTCGGCATCGGACGGCGGCGCGGGCGGCTCTCCGCCCGGCGGCACTTCTTCGCGGGCCGGCTGGCCGTTCGACCCGCCGTTCGACGGAGCGCTGTTGCGCGTTCGTTTGGCGTCGGCCGGATCGCCCAGCGGGCTGTCCTTGGCGATGGCGAGAAATTCCTCGAAGCTGTGGCCGAGCTCATCCCAGTCCCACAGGTCGCCCGATTCGGGCAGGCCGGGCAGGGTGACCACGCGGGCCGGGATGCCGGCCGCGATCAGTGAGCCCGCGTTCTTGCGCCCGCAGCCCGCGCCCACCAGGTCGTTGTCGCAGCAGACATAGACCATCTCGGCGCCCCGGAAGCGCTCGGCGTACTGATCGTTCCAGCTCTTCTCGCCGTTGGGCAGGCAGGTCACGGCCACCGGCCAGCCGCTACTCTTGACGCGGTCGCGCGCCTTCTCGCCGTTGGCGAGCACGATCACGCCGTGATTCTGCGCGGCGGCCACCACCTCGCCCTCGTGGTAGAGCGGCGTCAGCTTTTCGCGGTTGAGCTTGCGCGCCCAGCCCTTGTTGGGGCCGGGCTCGTACCAGAGCATCTGTTTGTCGCCGGGTTTCTCGGTGTTGTCGAAGCGCACCTTGATGCGCTGCCCGTAGACGTAGAGCGCGCGCGGCTGCCAGGTGCCGCCCTTGGCTTTGACGGCCAGCCAGGCGCGGCCCTCCTCGATGTTTTTGGCGAGCAGCCGCAGGCGCCAGGGCTGGGTGGTGATTTCCGTGGGCGCGCGGAAGGGCAGGTTCCAGGGCGACTCGGTGGGCCGGCCGATGATGTCGTAGATGTACTGCCAGGCTTCCTCGCCGTGCAGGCCGTGGCGTTGCTCGACCCATTGGTACATGCCCCACCCGCGCCCGCATTTGGTGTGGCAGTGGGCGATCCCCTGGCGGTTGTCGATGGCGAGCGCGCGCGGGTTGTCGCCGCCGTGCATCGTGCAGGGACTCTCCATGCAGTCCCTGCCGATGGCGCGCGCGTCCGGGCACTCGTGCTTGAAGAAGCGCTCCGACTCGGAGATCGTGGGCTGGAATGCGCCGTGCGCGGGGAAGATCATGGCGCCGCTCCTTTTGCTAACGCTCGTCGTCGCGGATTTCGTAGCTGTCGGTTTCGACCTCCATTGGCTGGAGCAGGCCGGCCATCTTCTCGGCGAAGGGCTGCATCAGAGCCCGTTCCTCGGGCTTGAGGCGCTGGCCGCTAGAGAAGACAATGCGCGCGTAGTTGATGCCGTCGCTGTTCTGCGTGCGTTCGAGCGAGAGGTTGGTGAGGATTGCCCAGTGGGGCACGCGCGCGCTCAGCAGGCGCAAAAAATACTGGCGCGCGTTTTTGAGCGAGGTGGGCGGGATGTTGATCAGGTTGGGGACGATTTCGCCGTCGCGCAGGAACAGCATCTGGCGGATCTGCTTGCAGGCCTGGCCCCGGCCGCCCTTGGGATCGGAGCCGAATTGCGAGTAGGGGCACTGTTCGCAGTCGCCGCCGGGGTCGCCCACGCCCCAGACGCCGTCCTGGCTTTTGCATTTGGGAATTTTCTTGATGCCGCCCTCGCCGTAGGGAGTGTCGTAGTACAGGCGGCTTTCGCGCCAGGCGACGATGAAACCGGAAATATGCTTGACGCTGGTAGTGCCGTCGAGCGTGGGCAGCTCGAAGCTCTGCCCGCCGCCGGTCGGGCAAAGCACCCGGTCGAGCTGGGTGAGATCCACGCCGCGCGTGCCCATGTTGGCGTTGCTCAGGGCGAGGATTTCCTTGTTGGTCAGGGGGTCAATGATGGGGAAACGCTCGTGCAGCGTCATGACTTCGGTGGCAGTGTTTCTTTCCATGGGACGTGCTCCTTTAGCTCCGCCAAAAAAGCGGAGTGGGTTTGACTTGGGGTTGAAGGTTAGGCGGTTTTACGGCCTTGAATTTTCCAGGTGGGCTCGACGCTCAATACGGCGGCCACGCCTGGCGGCAGGAAGTCGGCTACGGTTTTGCCTTGCTCGGTGATCTCCTCGATGTGCTGGTCTTCGAGGTTTCGGACCCACGCCGAGAGCGTCTGCGCGTTGTAGTTGGGCTCAACAAAATGGCCCATACCGGCGGCCTGGAGGGCGAGGCAGACGCGGTTTCGGTCGCCGCTGAGTTTGGGTCTTGCCCAGAGTTCGCGTCGCAGAAAGATGGTCACGCGGTTGACGCGCACCGAGGTGATCCCGCTGGTCTCGAAGTAATTCATCAGGCGCGGCGTGATCTTGTCGATCTGGATCTCGATGGCCTTCAGGCGGGTGGAGAGGTCCTTGCGTTCGTCGATCATCGCGGCGTAGGCGGCGAAGTCCTTAAACGCGCTGCTTTCGGTGTCGGTCAATGCAACTTCACCGGAGGGGATGATTTCAGATTCCATGTCGTTTGAGCTCCTTCATGACGCTCTCGACCAGGTCCCACCGCGCCTCGATGGCGCGGAGGACGATCTCGTCGATGGTGTCCTTGGCTAGCAGGTGATAGTAGACGACCGGGCGGGTTTGGCCTGGCCGGTGGACGCGCTTGCGGGATTGCAGATAGTTGCCGAGGCGGAAGCCGGTCGAGTAGTAGCAGACCAGGCGCGCGAGCGTGAAGTCCTGCCCCTCGCCGGCCGCCTGAATCTGGGCAATCAGGACCGCGCCCCTGGCGGCCTTCCACTGATCGACCTGGCTGACGCGCCCGCTGCACTCGAAGTACGGGCGCCCCAGCTTCTCGCAGACCCGCGCGATGGCGTCGAGGTCGGCGTGAAACAGTGCGAAGACCACCACGCTTTCGGCGGGGTCCACGTCCTCCAGCCAGTCGGCGAGCAGGTCTTCCTTGGCGGTATCGATCCGGTGTTCGACTTTGTTATCGTCCCGGAGCACGCCGCCGGTGAGCTGTTGCAGGCGGAGCAACAGCACCATGGCGTTCGCGATAGTGAGCTGATCTTCCGGGCCGTCGAGCCAGGTGATGAAGTCGCGTTCCAGCTCGTCGTAGATGCGCTGCGCCTTGGTGGAGAGCGTGCAGTAGAGCGGCTGGTCCATCTCGGGCGGCAGGTCGAGCACGTCCTTGGCCTCCACGCGGAAAGCAATCTGGTAGAACTTGCGGTTCAAGTCGTCCAGGTCGCGCCAGGCTTTGACTACGCGGTTCTCAAAGCCGCCGAAAATGGCGTAGCGGGTTTTAAAACCCGTATAGGTCTCATCGAAGATTGAACGGTCGAGGAAGCGGTACTGCGCCCAGATATCGTGCGGCGAGTAGGGAAAAGGCGTTCCGGTGAGGCATAGGCGCTTCTGCGCGCGCAGCGCGAGTTTGCCGAGGAAACGCGACGCCTTGCCGGAAGCCTGCTTGCAACGGTGGCTTTCATCGGCGATCACCAGGCCCCAGGCGGTGTTGAGCGCGAGTGAAGCGAAGGGCTCTAGCCACATGCTCTCGTAGTTCACGCAGATCACGGCGGTGCGCCGCGCCTGCCGGGCGCCGGCCAGCATGTCGCGCGCGAGCAGGGCCTTGCGGTCGGTGCCGCGCACCCGGTCGTCGAGCGCGGCAAAGACGTAGGGGAAGCTCGCGTGCTGCCGGAGTTGTGCTTCCCACACGCCCACCACGCGCAGGGGACAGACCACCAGCATCGCTGATGGGCCGAGAGAGCCCGCCAGGTCGATGGCCACCTTGGTCTTGCCGGTGCCCATGTCCATGGCGAGCATGGCCCCATTCATCCCTGCGAGCCATAGCCGCGAGACAAACCAATAGGCGGCGCGTTGATGGTTCCAGGAGGGGTGTTTCTCGTGGGGGATCGCGGGATGGACTTCGCTACTAAGTGCAGACATAACTAGCCTATGGCCTATCCGCCAACGTGCTCCGGGGAGCCGCTCGCTTTTATGGCCGGCCTGACTGAAATTGTCTGGTCGGAAGAATCGAGTTTGATAGGGTTACAAGCAAAAGTCAACCTTTTTCTGGAGGACAAGTGTTAGCCTGGATGATTCTTCACAACTCGTGCAGAATCTGCAAGTTATCTTCAATTCTTGCAATTCGAACTTATCTCGCATAACTTACAATTTGAGTAATTCTCGCATTTCTTGCAAAGCTAGCATTTCTTGCAATTCTTGGAATACTCGCATAACTAGCGGGAGCTGGCGGGTAGCGGGTAACTTGACTCCGGCGGATTTGTATAATGCAACTACCGAGAGTGGCCCGGAGTGTGTTATGAACAAGCAGCGGCGCAACGAAAAAGTGGCCAAGGTTATGGGGGAATTTAAACGCGGAACGCTTCACAGCGGTAGCAAGAAAGGCCCCAAGGTAGGCAACCAAAAACAGGCCATCGCGATAGCCCTCAACCAGGCGCGAAAGGAAAAATAGTGTTCCCGGTTTTCGATGTGGCGGAGATCGCTGAAGAGGCCGCCGAGCGCGCGGGTATTGAGTTTCGCGCTGGCTACGCGCTGCGCACGGCGCGCCGCTCTATCGAGCTGCTCAGTATTGAGTGGGGCAACCGGGGGCTCAATCTCTGGACCATCGAGCGGGAGAGCATGGACCTCGTGCCGGGGGTTGGAGAGTACTTCCTGCCCGACGACACCATCGATCTGATCGAGCACAACCTGCGCGGTTATGATTCACAGGGCGACCCGATAGACTACCCGCTGACGCGCTTCACCATCTCCGAGTACGCCGCGATCCCCTCAAAGCTGAGTCAGGGCCGGCCGACCCTAATCCACGTCGTGCGCAAGATCACGCCGAGTTTCGTGGTGTGGCAGGTGCCGCCCAATACCACCGCGCCTTATTCGGTCGCCTATTTACGCCTGCGGCGCATGGCGAGCGTGGGGCAGGGCGGGACTGGAACGCCCGAGATCCCCTTCCGTTTCATTCCCGCCATGGTGGCGGGCCTGGCCTACTACCTGGCGGCCAAGTCGAAGGACCAGGATGTCTTGCAGCGCGTGCCCATGCTGAAGGCCGCGTATGAGGAACAGTTCACGCTCGCGGGCGACGAGGACCGGGATCGCGCGAGCGTCAAGTGGGTGCCCTGGGGCTATCGATACTGATGCCGACCTTCGCTAAATTCGCGACCGGCAAATACGCCAAGGGGATCTGTGACGTGTGCGGTGTGGCCTACATGCTCAACGAGCTGCGCGGCACCACCATCCGGGGCAAGCCCACCGGGATCTTGGCGTGTCCCATCTGCTGGGACCCCGATCATCCGCAGAACTTCCTGCCGTTCGCGCTCACCGTGGACGCCGAGGCGTTGCGCGTCGCGCGGCCGGAAGACTTTGGCCCGAGCCGCGCGATGGTGTGCGTGTTCGAGACCGATTCCATCGTGGCGACATTCTCCGTGGGGAGCGTGGAGGTGACAGTGACATGAGTGACAACTTCATAACGGTCGCGTCGCACCGGCGCGCTTTTCCGAAACGCAAGTTCGCCGACGATGCGGCGAGCACGAGTCAGCTGGCCGCGCGCATGGCCGACGGTGGTGAGCTCAACGATCTGCCGACGCGCCGCCGCTCGCCCGAGGAGGATAGCGCCCTGCGGATCGCGGCCTACGGCTTTGACCCCTTGGAATCCATGACGCGGCCGGTGGATGCGGCGCAACGGGCGGCGCCCCTTCCCGCGCCGGCCATCCCCAATCCCACGCCGTCCACTCCGGCTCCGGCCCCGTCGGGAGCGGCGGTGCGGCCGACGGTGACGCCCACGACGGCCCCGGCGGCGGCGACGACTCCGACCGTTGCTTCCGCGCCTCCGCCTCCTTCCGGTGGCGTGGCCGCCGGGAGCTCGCCCGCCACGGCGCCCAATACGGCCAGCCAGTCGTCGTTATCCAATTCGCCAGCGGCTGCAAAGCCAATCGACTGGAAGCAGGTCGCTGCCGCCGGTGCGGCGAGCGGCCTTGGCGGTGTGGGAGTGCTCGGCGGCGTGGCGGGCAATCTGCTCGGCCAGTACCTGAAGGGCAAGCGCTCCGAGAACAATGTGGCGACCTCGCCGCGTGGCTTGACCGGGCGCCGGGGCACGGACACCGACACCTACAACCCATCGAACACTTCTACCGACGCGAACGAACCTCAGTTATCGCGTCCCGCCGGCAGCTTCGATTTGAGCGGCGACTTCGGCGGTGAGTACAGCCAGGGAGGCGATGTAGCCGCCGACGGCGACAGCCCGCGAGTCAAGGCGGAGGATTGCGAGCGTCAGTGGGGCGATGTGGGCAAGCCCTTGTGGGATCTGCCGCCAATCAAGAAAGCAGAAGGAGGAAACATGTCACCGACACCATCCGACAATTCACGAACTGGTTTTCGCGGGCGCGGCGTGCGGCCGATGCGGCCGCCGGCTGGTGCCGGCGTGGCACCGGCTCCGCTCGCGGCGCCGGCACAATTTCCTGGTGGTGGCGCCCCTGGCGGGGTAATTGGACCACCGCAGGGACCGCCGCCTGGACCGCCGCCAGGCGGCGCGAGCTTGGGTGCGATGCCTCCTGGTCCGCCGCCGGGTCCGCCTCCCATGGGTCCGCCTCCGGGCGGGCCGCCGATGGGCGCGATGCCTCCTGGTCCGCCTCCTGGCGCCATGCCGCCGGGTCCGCCGCTGGGTGGTCCGCCGCCGGGTGGTCCGCCGCCCGCAATGGGCGGGAGCTTGGGTGCGATGCCGCCGGGTCCACCCCCTGGTCCGTCGCCTGGTGGGCCTCCCTCTGGAGCCATGCCGCCGGGCGGTGGTCAGCAGATTCCTCCAGCTGTATTGCAGCAGCTCGCCATGCAGCAGGCGCAGCAGCAGGCGCAGCAGGGCCGGCCTCCGGGGATGGCGCGCGGCGGCAAAGTGAACGATGCCGCCGAGGAAAGAGCCGAGGGCGAGTCGCCCAAGCGGGGCCGCAAGTTCGGAGCCAAGGAAGAGGCCGCCGAGGACCTGCCGCCGGTAAAGAAAGCCAAGGGCGGCACGGTCAAGCACCGCCGTCCGGCCGGGTCGAAGAAAGCGGCCAAGCCCAAGGTACCGCCGCCCATGGTGACCGACGAGGACATGGATGCGCCCCCGCCGCCGTCGATGGCCGCGATGGCGGGCGGCCCGCCTCCGGGCGTGGCGCCGGTAGCTGCTCCGCCGCCCGGCGGGCCGCCTCCTGGCATGAACAAAGGCGGCAGCTGCGACAAGATGGCGGCGGGCGGCGTGGCTAAGGTCAGGCACGGTTTCCCGAAGACCCTCGCCAAGCCGAAGAAGTTCAAGAGCGGCGGCAGCGTGCGCGGCTGCGGGGTGGCCACCAAGGGAAAGAATTTCTCGGGCGTTTACTGATGAACTACGTCGAGCTGCGGGCCGCCATTCAGGAGTACAGCGAGAACTTCGAGGCCAGCTTCGTGGACAATGTGGACCTGTTCATTCAGCTGGCGGAGAGCCGCGTCCTCCTGCGCGTGAGGCTGCCGAACTTCAGGAAGGAAGCCACCGGCTCGCTGCCGCTCGGTACCGATCAGCTGGCCATGCCGGGCGACTTCCTGTCGCCGGATTCGATGCGCGTCACCGACCTGGTCACCTTGGAGAGGGAGCTCCTGCTTCCCAAGGACCCCGAGTTCATTCGTGAGTGCTACCCGTTGTCAGAGCTTGGCATGCCGCGCTTCTACGCCATGATCAACGAGAGCGCCATGCTGTTCGGGCCGGTGCCGGAAAACGATTGTACGCTCGATATGGCTTACTACTTTCAGCCGCCGTCCATCATCGTCACTGGTGTTAGCTGGATGGGTGATCACTTCGCCCACGCGCTGGTCACGGGCGCGCTGGTCGAAGCCTGCACTTACATGAAAACCGAGGACAACTTGTACCAGCGCTATAACAGCGCGTTCGAGAAAGACCTGGCGATGGATCAGCAGTATGCCAAGGGCCGCGCCAAGAAGGATACCTACACCGAGCCAGATATAAGGGTGAAGGTATGATCTCCACCTCGGTTTTGTGCTCCAGCTTCAAGCAGGAAACCCTGCTCGCAATTCACGATTTCATGAACGATCAGTTCAAGCTCGCGCTCTACACCTCGGCGGCGACAATCGGCCCGAACACGATTATCTACGTGCCCGACGGCGAGGCCGTGGCGGCCGGTTACGTGGCGGGCGGTAAGATCCTGACTGGCCCGCAGGTGCTGCTCGATCCGGGCGCGCGGGTCGCGTTCGTCACCTTCAACGATCCCATCTGGTCCAACTCGCAGATTACCGCGTATGGCGCCCTGCTCTACAACCAGACCAAGCAGCAGCGCGCGGTGGCGGTGATTAATTTCGGCAGCGACCAGGTGAGCAACCTGGGAGATTTCCACGTTCTGTTCCCGCCGGCTGGAGTGAACACGGCGCTGATTCGATTCTCATGACCGACCCGAATGCAAAGATCACCGTCGTCGCGCAGGCTTACACGCCCGCCTTGCTGGGCGCGGTTGGTCAGGTCATGGTGGCCAACCTGTGGCACGAGCAGCGTCCGCCTTCCGCGCGCTGGAGTGTGAAATCGGTGCCGCGCGGGACCTGGCGGTCGGAGCCGCCGCTCTGGCGGTTTGGGGAGACCGAATAACATGCCGTCCACTTATACGAATAATCTTGGACTGGAGAAACCCGCCACCGGCGAGCAGGCCGGCACCTGGGGAGTCACGGCCAACAGCAGCTATGACTTTCTGGACATGGCAACCGACGGCAATCTTATCATTGCGCTGTCGTCCAGCAGCTACTCACTCGCCACCAGCCAGGGCGTGCCGAGCACCGGCCGCAACAAGGTCATTGAATTTACCGGCGCCTTGAGCGCCGATGCCACCATCAACATCACGCCCAACACGGCGCAAAAAATTTACTACATCCGCAACCACACAACGGGTGGATTCAGCCTGGTGATTCAGCAGGGGAGCGGCGGGTCATTCACTCTTCAGGCTGGGCATTCCGCGATTGTCTACGCCGATGGGGGAGGCGCGGGCGCGGTAGTCAAGGGTTTCACCAGCGACTTACAAACTGACACCTTGCTGGTGATTACTTCGCTTATAGTGCAGGGCTCGCAGACCTTTTCTGGCGCGGCGGCTTTCGCAAACGGAGTGACCATCTCGCCCTCGTTGGCTCTGAACCTGGGCAGCGACGCGCCATACGACATGTATTACCGCTCGGCGGCCGGCGGGGTGGCGCGCCTGGCGAATGGCGCCGTCGGTCAGTTCCTGGAGGCAACTGCGGCCGGCCCAGTGTGGGCCACGATCAATACCTCTATCGGCATTGGTGCGCCGATTGTTTCGGCCGTTGCCAATCGGGTTTTCTTTGCGGACGGGTCCGGCAACCTGGCGCAGGATACAACCTTCCACTGGGGGCCGGGGCAAGGCCTGGGAATCGGTGTGACGCCGGCGCATCCCCTCCACGTCGGCGGCGGCCTGGCGCCAGAGGCTTGGTTCGACGGCCCGAGCGGGACCGCCAAGCGGGTGGTTTGCGCGACTGCTGGCCTGCTTCGCGCGAGTTTTGGTGTCACTAATGCTGCGGAATCGGGTAGTAATGTGGGAGGCAATCTCTTTATCGGCACGCAGTTCGATGACAACTCGGTTGGCTGGACCCACCTGCTTGGCTTTCGCAATACCGGACATACTGCGATTGGCCTGGCCGTCGATTTCGGGGGCGTTCTCAATGTGGCCAATGCGGGATCGCCGATGGCGGTGAGCGCGCCGATTCTGATTCTACGCGGAGCCGTCGGCCAGACCGGCGATCTGCAACAGTGGCAAAATTCAGCAGCCCAGATTATGGCGAGCCTTGATCCAGTAGGCAGTCTGACGCTTGCTGGCGGCGCTACCGTGGGTGGCTCCCTTAGTGTGAGCGGGGCGTTCAGTCCGGCAAGTATCACAACACCAGGCAATATCACTTCGCAGGGCACAATCCTTTGCGGCAATTTCGCCGCTTATGACAGTAGCCACATTGCGCACAACGGCTTTAGCGGGCAGGTCTCCTCGCCGAGCGGTCCACTCACTGTCTGGCACGGCATTATCGTCCAGTGACCCATGACGACGATTCAGGACACGGTTTATTACGCAGATGGCAGCCTGGCCAACGGCCGGCTGGTGATTAGCTGGCAGCCGTTCACTGTAAGTGGTGTCTCGTTCGTCGGCGGTCAGGTGGAGACCGATATCGTCGCCGGCCAGCTAAGTGTTTCGCTTCAGGCTAACGCCTACGCGCAGCCGCTGGGCAGCTACTACACCGCCAAGTACGAGCTGGAAAACGGCGCGGTCCAGTTGGAGTACTGGATCATTCCCAACGTGGTCACGGCGACCCTGGGACAGGTGCGGGTCTCTTTCCCGCCATCGCCTTCGGTAATCATCTCGCCCTTGCAGCTTTCCTCGCTTGGCGGCCAGCCCGGCATGTTCCTGGAGTGGGACGGCACCAAGTGGATTCCCGCCTACCCGAGCACGTTCAACATGAACCCGAACTTCATCTCGCTTGCGGCGGGAGGCTCGGGCAACGACGTGAACATCGTGGGCTCGCCGGTGATCTTCGGCAACGCGGCCACGATCAACGTCCCCGACGCGGGGCCGGTCTCGCGCGGTGTGGTCACCACGGCCGCGCAGACTTTCGCCGGCAATAAGACCTTCAGCGGCAGCGTGAGCATTCCCGGCACGGCCACCATCGGCAGCTTGACGGTTACCGGCAGTGTGACTTTGCCGGCTAACTCCTACGTGCCGGTGGCGCGCCAGGTGCTGGCCGGCCCCGGCCTCACTGGTGGCGGTGCGCTCACGGGGGATGTGACACTCTCCGCGCCCGTGATGGTCAAGTCTGGAGCCACGCACGCGGCGGGCCTCGCGCCCGATCCGGGATCGACGGCGGGAAACACGCGCTACCTGCGCGAGGACGCGATGTGGATCGCGGTCACTCCCAGCTCTCTCGGCGTGGTGCCGACTACCTTCCAGGTGATTGCGGGCGTGGGCCTGGTCGGTGGCGGAACCCTTGCTGGAACCAGCATTACGCTTGATGCGGTTCTGATGGGCGCCTCCGGCGCGCCGCACGGAGTAGGCCTGGTCCCTGATCCTGGCGCGACTGCGGGCGCCACACGCTACCTGCGTGAGGACGCGAGCTGGGCGGTGCCCCCTGGCGGTAGCGGCGGCGGGATGGATGATCCGACGACGACGAAAGGCGATCTGATCACGCGCGGGGCGGCGCTCCCGGCCCCGGCGGCCCGCCTGCCGGTCGGTACGGATGGCTTTGTGCTGACCGCCGACAGTACGCAAGCACTCGGCATAAAGTGGGTCGCGGTGGGCGGCGGCGCGGGCAATGTAACCACGGTCTTCGGCCGCACCGGCGCGGTGGTTCAGGTGACCGGCGATTACAGCGCCGCACAGGTGACCAACGCGGTGGACTCCACGGGTTCCTATGCAAATCCGGCCTGGATCACCGCACTCGCCTATGGCAAGATCACGGGCGCTCCCGCCACCGTACCGCCGACCCGTCAGATCCTGACGGCCAACGGTCTGACGGGCGGTGGCGACCTGAGCGCGGATCGCACCATCACCGGGGTTATGTTTGTCGCCTCCGGGGCGTCGCACGCAGTGGGTATGGTGCCCGACCCTGGCGCCAGTGCCGGCGCCACGCGTTTCCTGCGTGAGGATGCAAGCTGGGCGGTGGTTACGGTGGGTTCCATCGGCGCCGTGCCGGCCACTCGCCAGGTACTTGCCAGCGGCCCCGGTTTTAGCGGCGGTGGCGACCTGAGCGCGGATCGCACGTTCACCACGGTTCTGATGGGTGCCAGTGGCGCGTCTCACGCGGCGGGCATGGTTCCCGACCCTGGCGCGACGGCCGGTACGACGCGCTTCCTGCGCGAGGATGCGACGTGGGCGGTGCCTGCTGGCGGCGGCACTGCGGCTGGTGCTACCGGCGACGTACAATTTCGCGGGTCAAGCGGCGCGTTCACGGCAGATACGGGGCTCTTCGTTTGGGATGCGACGAATCACCGGCTGGGCGTGGGGACGGCAAGCCCCGTGCGGCAGTTTGAGGTGGTAGGAGTCGGCACTCAGCATGGTCCTGGCGGCACCTGCTATACCAATGCCGCATTTTTGCAGGACCACACTAATTATCGAGGCATCCTGTTGGGGTATGACACCGCAGGTAGTAATCCTGTAGGCACGATTGTGTCTAACCCTGGCAATGGCAGCGCTTCTGAGATAGCCTTCTGGACCTGCAATGCAGGTAACTGGGGCGAACGGATGCGGGTCACGGCGGCGGGCCTGGTGGGCATCGGGACGGGGGCAAGTCCCGCAGGACCATTGCATGTCTATAGCGCGACAAACTATCCCTATACGGGCATCGCTGGCACGCTTACTCTCGGCCAGAACAATGACTCTAACCGGCGGCTGATTCTGGGCATGGACTCAGCGCAAAACCGTGCTTACATTCAGGCCGTCAACGGTGACGCCGCGCCAGTCGGCATGGACATAATGCTCAACGCGGCGGGGGGTAACGTGGGCATCGGGACGACAAGCCCCGCGCAAAAGCTCGATGTGTCTGGCCAGATCGGGGCGCTGAATGGCGTGATCATTACTGGAGGCGCGAAGGCTACCTCAGGAAATTATCCATATTCCATTTCCAGTTCGGATGCTTCCAACCAGTTGCAGGCTTTCTTCTCTCTTCAGTGTGATCCCACGGCTGGAAACCGCAGGCTTGCGATAAGCTGCGTCGAGCAGGGTGTTTCATTCCGAAATATCACACTGTGTGAACAGGGCGGTAACGTGGGCATCGGGACGGCAGCACCCGCAGCCCTCTTGCAGGCAGGCGCTACTACCGGCGGTTCTGGCGCGGCGACGAATCCGGGGGTGGTGCAAATTGCGGGCGCGGCCATTGGCGCTTTGGCGGGGGTCGGTGGACTGGAGTTCGCGTACGCGGGTGGAACGGGGTACGGCTGGAAGATCGCCTCCCTGGTCGGCGCGGCCAGCGATCTCGCTTTCGGGATGCGCCAGAACGCTGCCGCGTGGACTGAGGTGATGAGGATTAATTCGTCGGGCCTAGTCGGCATAGGCACGGCAAGCCCGCAGACGATTTTGGAGCTTAGCCAAACGCAGCCCGGTTTAGGCTTTTATAGCCCGAGCGGAGTGGCTACTCATCAACGAGGAAGGCTAGTCTACGATGGCGGACAAAATATAACTGGCGGCGGCTGGATCTTTCAGGGGCTCACTGACGCCGGGGCCTTCGCAGCCAACCTTGTCACCATCATCCAGTCGAACGGTTACATGGGCCTCGGAACGGTAAGCCCTTCCGGCCTGCTCCATGTTTATGCGATTTCGGGGTACACCGAAGCCTATATACAGAACGCCAACGGGACGCAGGACACCGGACTGATCGTCTGGGACTCTGTCAGAAGATGGAAGCTGGGGATTAACCCAGGCGGGGTCGTCGGCTCGGGCAAGTTCTCTATCTTTAACACTACTTCTGGCCATTCAATGCTGTCGGCTGATGACTCAACCGTCTATCTGACGATGATGGAGAATCAGACCATCCCGGCTGGCCAGCCCAACCAAACCATTAGTTTTGACATTAACACCAGCACCAATGTCATGTTCATCTACCTGAAATACTCCAACGGCACGGTCAAGACTGTAACTCTCAACGCAAGTTAGAAGGAAGCGAATTATGACTTACACAGAAAGCGCGGCGCTGATGACGGATATGGAATTCCGGGGCAGGGTCAAGGTGGCCGCCCTCAAGTATGCGGACAGTATCATCGGCGAGCCGACGGGCACCGCCGCGCACAACACGCGCCTGCGCTGGGCGACGAGCACATTACAGCAGCCCGATCAGGCCGCCATGCAAATCCAGCCGCCCGTGGTGATGGATTCTGCGGTGCAGGCTGATGGTGCGGAAATTACCGATGCGGCGCTGCAAGGCAGTGTTGAGGCTGTCGTCAATAAGTTGATGTAAGGAGACCTATGACTCTGTTTTTAGATCACCAGCAACGCCTGAACCTGATTGCCCTGTTGGGCGCGCAGCGCGCCAATGTCGCCGAGATGCGGATGTTCTGGAAGATGCAGGACCGGCTGGAATTGACTGACGAAGAGAAGGAGGCCATCGAATACCGCATCGCCTCACAGAACGGGGTTGAGATCCCTTCCTGGAACCAGGCGAAAACTCTGCCGGTCAAGGGGTTCGACTTCTCTGAGGCTGAGACGACGCGCATCCAAAAATGCATCGATGACTGGCCGCAGTTTTTCACGGCGACTGACCGTAAGTGGCTGGAGCCGATCCTAGAGCAGTTAGCCAACGTCAACGTGCCCAAATGAGTCTTCAGAAGCTGACCTTCAAGCCGGGGATCGTGCGCGAGTTGACTGAGTATGCCAACTCGGGCGGCTGGTACGACGCCGACAAAATCCGCTTCCGCGCCGGCTTCCCGGAGAAGATCGGCGGCTGGGAGGCGGTGTCGCGTGCGACCTATCAGGGCAGCTGCCGCTGCCTGCACCAGTGGTCGAGCGTGGAATTTGACCGCTACGTGGGAATGGGGACCAACGCGAAGCTCTATATCTATTGGGGCAACACTTACTATGACATCACGCCGGTGCGGGCGGTGATTGTCATGGGCGCCGATCCGTTCCAGACTCACGGCACCGATACCCTGCTGGTCCATTGCCCCCTCCACGGCATGACCACCCCTGGCGATTTTGTGACGTTCTCGGGCGCGACCACCCCGGTCGGCGCGATCACCGCCGCTCAGCTGAATCAGCAATACCAGGTGGTCTCGATTGTCGATCCGAACTATTTCACGGTCACCGCGCCAGGCGTGGTGGGGAGTGGTGTCAATGGCGGCGGGCCTGCGGTTACGGCCACCTTCCAGGTCCCGGTGGGGCCGGACAACGCGGTGGTCGGCACCGGCTGGGGCATCCCGCCCTGGAACGGCGGCAATAATCTGATTCCCGGCCCCCTTCCGCCGGACCCAAGCACTAAATGGACCGGCTGGGGCGCGAGCTTCGATCCGCGTCTCTTATATCCGGTGGGCTTCGACGTATCTCAATTGCGCCTCTGGGACATGGACAATTTTGGCGAGGACCTGGTGGCCAACATCCGCCACGGCCCGATCTACTACTGGCACCAGGCGACCACAGTGGGCAGCCCCGCCGTGCCGCTCAACCAGGCGATCACCATAGGCAGCATTACTTTCACGCCCCACCTGGTGCCCAATTTCGCGGCGCAGATTTTGGTCTCGCCCAATGACCGCCACCTGATCGCGTTTGGCTGCGACGACATTGGGGCGACCGAGCCGGACCCATTGCTGGTCCGCTGGTCGAACGAGGAAGATGCCTACGAGTGGGAGCCGCGCCGCGACACCTCGGCCGGCGGCCAGCGCCTGTCTTGCGGGTCTTACATTATCAGCTCCCTGCGCACGCGCCAGGAGATTCTGATCTGGACCGACCTGGGTCTGTGGTCGATGAAATACATCGGCACGCCCTATATCTTCGGCTTTGACGTGGTGGCCGAGGGCTTGAGTATCATCGGCCCCAACGCGGCGGTCAATGCGGGCAACATGCTGTTCTGGATGGACAGGGGCATTTTTTACGCTTATACGGGCCAGGTCCAGGAGCTGCCATGCGCGGTGAAGGACTATGTTTTTAGCGACCTCAACTACACCCAGCAGTATAAGATCTGCGTGGGCCATAATCACGCATTCAGCGAGGTCATCTGGTTCTATCCCTCGTCGTCGTCGGACGAGATCGACAAGTACGTGATTTATAACTACGTGGATCAGAACTGGTCCATCGGCAACCTGGAACGCACCGCCTGGCTGGATATGGGCCGCTCGGCCTACCCGATTGCGGCGAGCACCACCAGCAAGCTGCTTTACTACCACGAGCTCGGGACCGACAACGACGGCGCGGCCCTGCCGGCCTGGGTGGAGTCGAGCGATCTCGACCAGAACGGCGGCGATCACTTTTTGTTTCTGGGGCGCATGATTCCCGACGTGCAGTTTCGCGGAAGCTCGTCCACGCAGACGGTGGGCGTCAGCGTCCTGAAGCGCAATGCGGCATTGGGCAACAAGGAAGTGGCCGCGCGCTTCACTGTGACGCCGGTGACCCAGCAGGCCTGGATTCGGGTGCGGGCGCGGCAGCTCTCGGTGCGGATCGAGAGCGACGACATTGGCGTGGGCTGGCGGTTGGGCGAGCTGCGCGCCGACCTGCAAGCGGACGGGAAGAGGTAACCATGGCGCGACAAGTCAGACAGACGCTGCCCGATCCACCGCCGACTTACAATCAGGAGTATATTGCCGCGCTGGTGCGCTCGGTGAACCATTACATGGGCCAGGCCCAGGCGCTGGCGGAAGTCACTGCGGCGCGCTACATCATGACCGACCAGCCGACCAGTACGGTAGGTCTGAAGGTCGGGACGTTGTATGTGCGTACCGTGAGCGGCGCGCCGGTGATCAGTATCGTGCAGGAAGGAGATCCATAGATATGCCCGATAACCCGATTCGCAATATCGAGCGCATGATGGGGCCGGGAGGCCCCGAGCGCGGCCTGGACATTCCCTCCGACAGGGGACCGAGCCCGGCGCGGCACGAGCCGCACAACTACCCGGTGCGGCGCGCCACCGTGGTGCGCGTCAGCATGCCCAAGGAGAAGGCCTTGCCCAAGATCAAGACGCTTGCCAAGACCGGCCTCTTCGGCATGGCGGAGGGCGGGGAAGTGGACACCCCCGACCCCGGCGACCTGAAAGGCTCGCCCGACGATCTCTCGCCGCACGACGCTGGTCTGCAGAAGATTGTTGGCGAGGCCATGATGGCGCTACGCGGGGAGCATCCCAACCCCAAGGAAGCCGTCAAGCGCTTCATCGATACCTTCGGCGAGGAGCAGTTCCGCGAGCTGCGCCAGATGGTGCTCTCGCAGGGGAAGGAGCCGGATGAGGAAGAGGACGACGAGCCTTCGGCCGAGCCGGGCGGGGCGCCAGTGGGACCCCCTCCCGGCCAGCCGCCTGCGGCTCCCCCGCCCGCCGGCATGCAGGTGGGCGGCCTGTTGCATGGGCCGGGCTCGGGCCAGAGCGACGAGATCGAGGCGACCACGCCGGCCGGCCGCCGGGTGCTGTTGAGCGATGGGGAGTACGTGGTCGATGCGCCCACTGTCGCCGCGCTGGGCGACGGCTCGACCAACGCGGGCGCCAAGCGCCTGGATGCCCTGCGCAAGGAAGTGCGGCGTCTGTCCTATGGCCATGACCAGCAGGCGAAGCCGATGAAGGGGGGCGGCAGGGCGCTGAAGTTCGCCGCCCTGAACCAATGAACCTCGACTATATCTTGAGCCGGGGGTTAGAGGAGCATTTGATGGTCTTACAAGACGGCATATCGCGCGGCACCGCCGAGGACTACAGCACCTATCGCGAGAAGGTCGGCGAAATTCGTGGTATACGTTTTGCAATGGATCTGATCGTCGAGGCCCGCAAGCGCCTCGGCCAGGATGGGGATCAGGAATGACGACAGCAACCGATGTTCTTTCCGCCGTGCGGCCGGTCGGCTACCGGCTGCTGGTGCGACTGCTGGTGGCCAGCGAGAAGACCAAGGGTGGGGTAATTCTGCCCGAGGCGACACGCAAGGCCGAAGAGATTGCATCGCAGCTGGGCGAGGTCGTGGCCTGCGGCTCGATGGCCTACCTGGACGCGGAGAAGTTTCCCGATGGGGCCTGGTGCCAGACGGGTGACCACATCATGATGCGTTCCTACTCGGGAACCTCGTTCAAGATCGATGGCGAGGAATACCGCTTAATCAACGACGACACGGTGGAGGCGGTGGTAGGCCAGCCCGACCGCGTCTCGCGCAGTTTGTAAGGGGATCTTATGGCAGAAGAAAAAGACACCATGGTGGAGGAGCCGGAGGAGATCGAGGTTCAGATCGATCCCGAGCCGGAGGAGCAGAAGCCGCGCTTGCGTAGTGGCGACACCAGCAATCTGGACGTGAAGGACGACGAGATCGCGGGCTACGGCAAGGGCGTGCAGGACCGCATCAAGAAGCTGCGCTTCGCCTTCCATGAGGAAAAACGCCAGCGCGAGCAGAAGGAACGCGACCTGCAAGTCACGAGCGACTACGCGCAGCGCATGTTCCGGGAGAACGCCGAGCTGCGCAAAAATGTGCGCGCGGGCGAGCAGGCCGTGGTCCACCAGGCGATCTCTCGCGCCGACGCCGAGATTGCGCAGGCCAAGGCCAAGGCCAAGGCGGCGCACGAGAGCGGCGTGGCCGACGACATCGTGAGCTCGCACGAGGAGCTCTCGCGCGCCGTGGCCGAGAAGGACCGCCTCTCCATGCTCAAGGAGCCGCCGGCCGCCGAGCCGCCGGCTGGCGAGAAGCCGCCCGCGCCCCAACCCGAGGCCGACGAGCACACCAAAAAATGGTTCGCCAAGAACACCTGGTACAACAAACCGGGCGAGGAGGAGCGCTCCGCCTTCGCCATGGGGGTGCATAATAACCTGGTGGCGCGGGGCATCGGCCCGATCAGTAATCCCGAGGTTTACTGGCGCACCATCGACGAGCGCCTCCAGGCGGTCTTCCCCGAGCGCAACGGCACCAACGGGAACGCCCCTCACGCCGAGGAGCACGCCGAGGAAAAGGAACCTTCAGGCTCCCGCCCGCTGGCAGTGGCGGGCGGTACGCGTAGCAATACCGGAGCTACGTCCACCAGCCGCACCCGCGTGATCCGGTTATCAGAGTCGCAGGTGCGGCTGGCGCGCCGCCTGGGTCTCACGCCCGAGCAGTACGCCAACCAGGTTGCAATAGAAAGCGAGGCCTCGTAACATGGCTGACAATCGTACACCGCGTGAGGAAACTACCCGCGCTTCGGAGGCGCGAGTGGCGGCATGGGCGCCGTCCAATTCACTGCCTGATCCGCACCAACGGCCAGGGAAGAGATTCCGCTGGATTCGCACTTCGGCTGGCGGTCAACCCGACGCGACCAACGTATCGCGCCGTCTCAGGGAGGGATGGGTCCCGGTGAAGTTCGCCGAATATCCCGAGCTGCAAATCATGACCGACCGCGACAGCCGCTTCCCCGATTCCATTGAGGTCGGGGGACTGTTACTATGTGTTACGCCCGACGAAAACGTTCGGGCGCGCAACGAGTATTACCGCAATCAGAACCAGGATCAGATGCAGGCGGTAAACTCGCAACTGATGGCCGAGGAAGATCCCCGGCTCAGGACGATGTACAGGAAGGCGAGCTCGACCACCCGCTTTGGCCCGGACGCACGCCGCGATCCCGGCGCAAGCGCGCAACTGCCCTCTCTCGCGAAGCCGTAACTGCACCCTTCGCTGAAGCTACCGGGCGACTAAAACCCGAGCGAGTTCGCCGCGCGGACTGCACAGGATGCGAGATACCGCGTTCCATCAACTTGTCTTTAAGCATGGGGGAGGAAATTCATGGCGCAAACCGCCAGTCCCTACGGCTTGAGGCCGGTGCAGTTACTGGGAGGCCTGCCCTTTGCTGGGGCGATCCGTTCCTTCCCGATGACTCTCAACTCGGCCAAGGGCTTTTTCTACGGTGATCCGGTCGCCTTGGTTAACGGGCAACCGACGGTGCTTACCGCGAGTCCGATCACGACCGTGAACGCGAACTCGCCGGTGGGCGTCTTTCTGGGCTGCGAATATCAGGACCCGATTCGCGGGTTCGTTAACGCGCAGTCCTTTGCGGCGAACGGGATCTCGAACGGGGCCACCAAGGTCAAGTTCAAGATCATCGACAGCCCCATCTGCGTTTTCATGGTTCAGGCCAATGGGACGGTCGCGGCCACCGCGCTCGGCGCCAATACCGACCTGCTCGGCGTCGGCACGGGCAACGCGTCCACCGGCAACAGCCTGGTGAGCGCGGATGCGGGCGTGGCGTTGACGGCCACTTTGGCCGTCAAAATTATCGGTTTCGCGGATCAGCCCGGCAGTCAGGTGGGCGATCCTTTTACCGATTTACTTGTCATCTGGAACCAGGGCGTCCACCGCTGGAACGCGCAGGCGGGCTTCTAAGGAGATTCAGTCATGGCGATTTCAAGAGCACAACTTCTCAAAGAATTAATGCCCGGACTGAACGCTCTGTTCGGGCTCGAATACAAACGCTACCCCGAGGAGCACAAGGAAATTTTCGCGGTTGAAAATTCCGAACGTTCCTTCGAGGAAGAAGTGAAAATCACCGGCTTCGGCCCCGCGCCGGTCAAGCCGGAAGGCGAAGCCCTCCACTACGACGACGCGCAGGAGAGCTACGTCGCGCGGTACACCCACGAGACCATTGCGGTGGGCTTCAGCATCACCGAGGAAGCGGTCGAGGATAACCTCTACGACAGCTTGAGCGCGCGCTATACCAAGGCGCTCGCCAGGAGCATGGCGCACACGAAACAAACCAAGGGCGCGGCGGTGCTCAACCGGGCCTTCGATCCGCTCTACCCGATGGGGGACGGTGTCTCGCTTTGCTCGCTCAACCATCCGCTGGTGATGGGCGGCGTGCAGAACGCCAATACCCCGGCCACGCCGGCCGATCTCAACGAGACCTCGCTAGAGAATGCGGCGACGACCATCTCGCAGTGGGTGGACGACCGGGGCCTGCTGGTCGCGGCCAAGCCGAGGAAGCTGATCATCCCGGCCGGCCTGGTCTTTACGGCGACGCGTACCTTGCGTTCGCAGTACCGGCCCGGCACCAGCGACAACGACGTGAACGCGATCTACACCAACGGGACCATCCCCGACGGGTACTTCGTGAATCACTACCTGACCGATCCCGATGCCTTCTTCATCATCACCGACATCCCCAACGGGCTGAAGCATTTTGTCCGCGTGGCGTTGAAGACCGACAACGACGGCGACTTCGATACCGGCAACGTGAGATATAAGGCAAGGGAACGGTACTCGTTCGGGGCCAGCGATCCGCTTGGCATTTACGGCTCGCCTGGAGCATAATAGTCACCGGGTATGCTTTCGGAGTAAGAGGCCGGACGCCTCCTGAAGCTGCGGTTCTAAAATCTCGGGGGAGATCAGGAGCTTGCGGTGGATAGAGCGTCCGGCCTTTTATGTTTACCGGCGGCGCGATGTCCCCGCCTTGGGCGGCGGCACCCGGTGCGGGTTGGGCTCCATGGCCGGGGGCCGATGCTTCGGCGCGTGAGTGCTCGCGGCCTTGGCGGGATCGGCGTGGGTTTCCGGCGGCTTGAATTTGGGTTCTGGCTTGGCCTTGGACTCGGGTTCCGGCTCGGGATCAGGCTTGGGCTCGGGTGCCGGGGCCGGCGTCGCGCAGTAGCCCTGCCGCGTCAGGATCTCGATCTCTAGCGGCGTCCCCTCGTACTCGTCGCCCACCTGGTAGACCTGGCCGTCGTGGGCGAACGCTTTAAGCAGCTTGGCTTTCATTCTCGTCCGCCGTTTCCTCGTCTGGCTGTTTGCAGTAGCCCTGCCGCGCCAACGTATCGATCTCGTAGGGCCATCCCTCGAACTCCCCGTCGATCTGGTAGACCCGGCCGTCGTGCGTGAATCCTTTCAGCAACTTCACTTTTTTCATTGTGGCAGACCCTCGCCCGGTGGCGCCGCCTCGGGCGCCATGGGCAGTTGTGCGTCCCGATCCGTCTGGCTCTCCTGCATATTAACCAGATGTTCGAGCGCGGATTGACGTTCGCCGCTCGCCAGCTTGGCGTGGCCGAGGATGTGCGCGAGGCCGGCCTGGCGCTCGCCGCTCTCGGTCGCCGCCCGGTTGGCCCCGGCGGTAATTAAAGTGCGCGTCTGATCGCCCTGGATCTTGGCGGCGGCGCGGCGGTCCTCGCTCTCCAGTTTGGCCTGGTCGCTCTGTGCCTTCTGGGTGAGCTTGGCCTGATCCAGTTGCAGCTTCTGGGCGTCGTTCTGCGCCCTCTGCTGGTTGGCCTGTTGCTTGATCTGAAGCTCCTGCTGCTGAAGCTGGACCATGGGGTCCTGCTGCTGCTGCTGGTTCTGCGCCTGCTGGGCCTGCGCCTGGCTTTGCTGCAAGAGCTTCTGCGCGGCCTGCGCCTCCAGGCCCGCCATCTGGTCCTCGATCTCGGGCGGCAGCTTGGTGCCGGTGGCGGGCAGGGGCACGCCGATCTGGGCCTCGATGTTCTTGCGGTACTGGTAGGCCAGGTGCTCGGCGATGTGCGCCTGGGCGCTCGACATAATGCTCGCCGCCAGCGGCGTCTGTCCCAGGCCCTGCTGGATCTTGGGATCTTGCAGGAAGGTCTGGTGGCATTGCAAATGCGCGTCGTGGTCCTGCCACTCAAAGACCTTGACCGGCTTGGCGCACAGGATGTTCATGTTCTCGGTCACCGGGTCGGCCGGGTCGATGTCGCCCTTGTCGGGCACAATCTGGTCGGCGTTGTCGATGCCCAGAACCTCCAGCATGCTGCGGTGCAGGAGCGGCAGGTTATAGAGCTGGGGCGCGGTGGCGCTCAGTTGCAGCGCCGCCTGGTATTCCATCACGCGCTGCGCCATGGTGGCGCTCGCCGGGTCGCTGATGGGCACGATGGAGAGCTGCTGATCATAGTCGTCACTCTTGGCGGTGCGCGGCGCGTTGACCGGATCGTAGTCGTACTCTTCCGGCGTGTGGTCCCGAACGATCTCCCCCAGGATACTCAGCTCGTGGCCGAGCGCCTGGTGCAGCCGCGCCTGCACGGCGGTGATGACTTCCGTCGCCCGCTCAATCAAAGCCAGCATGGTGCCGACCGGCGCGTTCTGGCTACTCGCGTTGATGTCCAGGTCGGCAATCGAGGCGAACGACTTACCCTCGCTTACTAGCAGCTGTAGCAGCTGGAACAGGACCGCGCTTGGTTCCTTGTAAGGCAGCGGAAACACGCTGTCGGCGATCTTGCTGGTCGAGATATCGACATCCCGCCACTCCCCCGGCATGATGGGGTCGTTGTCGCCCTTGATCCGCATGCCGCGCGTCTTCAAGCCCCCCGGCAAGTTAGCCAGGGTGCCGGCGTCCACCAGCTGGCGCAGGATGCTGGTGGTCCCCTTGCCGATGCCGCCGATCAGGTGGATCAGCCCCAACCCATACGCCCCCTTCCAGGGCACGTAGCGATAGTGGGTGTAGTAGGCGATCTTCTTCTTGTCGGGGTCGCCCTCGCGCCAGTTGCGGCGCACCGCGAGCACCTCGTTGCTCGACTGCTCGATGGTCACGATATAGGGCGCGCTCTCGTCGCCGTCGTCGAGCTCGCTAAAGTGCAGGTCGGCGTGGATCTCGCGCAACGTCAACAGCTCGTTGCGCGAGTAACTGGGCTGCACGCCGCCCAACCGCGCCACCTTCTCGTCGGAGCGGCTGAGTTCGATGGGGGCCTCGCTGATCCGCACGTCACTGCGGTAGAAGCCACGCCCCTGTAACTTCATCACGTCGCCGTAGGCCTGGCGCATCAGGTGGCAGTAGCGCGGGCAGGTCTCTAGCGAGGGGAACCCGTAGGGCATCACGAAGTCGCTCGCCGGCACGAACTGCGCCACCGGCCGCTTCAACAGCGGGTCGAAGTAGGTCTTGCGGAACGCGCTCCCGTCCACCGGGAGGGCGAACAACAGCTGCTCGGTCTCATCCCGATACTCCGGCATTTTTTCATTGAGCCAGTGATTCAGGTCGTCTTTGACCCGCCCGGCCTGCTGGAGTTTGGCGTGGGTGGCCTCGCCCACAACTTTCACGTTGGCCGGCCCCTCGGGGGGAAATAGTCTGGTAATCGACTTACTCTGGAAGCGGACGGCGGCTTCCAGGATCATCGGGTGGACGACGCCGCACGCGCCCGGCCAGGGTATGGTCCGTTCCTCGGTGCGGATGCCCAGCAAATCCAAGCCGGCGACCAGCGCGCTTTCCCATTCCTTGCGCGAGTTGAGGTCTTCCTCGACCGCCTGGCGCAGGTCGCTCGCCAGCTTCTGCAAGGTCTGGTAGTCCAGGTAGTCGGCCAGGTTGGCGTCGAAGGGCGTGTCGATGGGGGCGGCGTGCTTGGTGCCATAGCGGATCTCAACCCCGCCGTCGTCCATCTCGACGGCATAGCCTTCATCCTGGGGCGAGTCGAGCGCCATGAGGCCGCTTGGCGGCAGCCCGATGTCGTTGGGGAGGGCGCGGTCAATCATTGCTTCCACCTGTCGTTTCAAATTCTCTCACGCGCCGCCGGGCGCGTGGGGGAGCCTCGCGCGGTGCGCGCGGCCCCGCGTTTTTATCGGACTATCTTTCGGCTATGGCCCCTTTTACCCAGTTCGGATTTTTACAAAATCAATAGATCCTGCAATAAATTGCACGCACTGTTCTGAATCGACCACAGCCTCTATCGCTTGCAATCTAAGTAATGCAGATTTTTCTTGCGCTTCGTATCTTTCGTATATAGAATTCTTTCTGTACCAACATAAGACCCTCCCACACGCCCGAAGTATATGCCACTCAGTCAGAGGAGCGGCAGCGGATTCTGAGCGCGGTCAAGGGTAACTACCGGAAGTAAGGGAGTTACTAATGGCGACTAAAATCAAGCGCCCGGCTCTACGTGTGTCCAAGAAACGGCCCGGCACGGCCAGCTCTGCTAACGGGGCGAAGCCCAAGGTCAAGCCCAAGCCCAAGGTCCCCATCAGCGCCATCGAGGATCTCCCCTACTATTGGAAGGTCAGCGAGGTGGCCAAGCGCCTGCGCGTCCATCCGACCACGGTGGTGCGGCGCTTCCGGGGGCGCAGCGGGGTGATCGAGCCGCCGCGCGGCGATTCGCAGAAAAGCATGCTGATCTCTCAAGAGGCATTGGTCGATTACCTGATTGAAAGCGGGATCGATCCAATGATGCTCAGTGTTGCCGTGTGAGGTGGAGCTGGATCGTTGCGCGTTCTGCGGCGCCGACCCGGCGCGCCTCATCAAGGCGCGCTTCGACGTGCGGGCGGCGGTCCAGTTTTTGAAGGGCAACGTGGCCACCAGCGGGCGCACCATCATGCCGTCGCTGACTTACGAGAGCGGCGTGCTCGACGCGCTCGACTGGGTGCTCGGCCTGGACTCTGACGGCCTGTTCCAGAAGCACCTGGACGGCCTGGCCCTGGTGCGTCCGGCGATCCTGTCCGGCCGGCGCCAGAAATAATATTCATTGATTTGTAACTGAAGGAATAATGATATGTCCCCGGACAGCTATCTGCGGTGTCCGCGTTGCAGCGACGTGCTGCCCGAGCGTTCGCTCGTGACCCTGTGCGTCAACTGCTGCAACCAGGTCTACATGGAAGAGACGCTGGCGCATGAAGGCGACCTGATCAGCGATCTGGACACGCTCAAGATCGAAGTGGCGCAGGACAAAAAGCACGTGCGCCACATTGCGCTGCTGGGCGACCACGAGCTGGCCTACTGCGGCATCCGCCCGGTCAGGACGCCCATGAAGCGCCAGCGCTTCCTGGTGAGGGACATGCCGCCCGGCGTCTGCTCGCTGTGCCTCGGGCGCTTCGGCAAGACCATTCAAAAGTTTAAGGAGAGAGTCGCATGATTAGTCTACGTTTGGTTCTGATGCTTTTGGGATTTTTCTGTCTGCTGCTCGCGGCGCTGAATGTGAGCGCGCCGCGCGTGAGCCTGGGGTGGCTGGGCCTGTCCTTCTGGTCCCTCGCCATTCTCCTTCAATGAACCGGATGCAGATACACGCTCTCGCCAACCCGTTGGCTAGGGCTAATGCCGATGCCCAGGAGTTTCGTCTCTTCGATCCTCCCTGGTCGATTATCTTGACGGTCAATAAATGACTGACCGTCAACAGCGGGCGGCCCGTGTGGCACGCCTCAATTGCAAGGCTCTCAAAGGCAGGGCTGATTATGACCGGGCGCTGGGGCGAGGGCGTGATGCGGGAAGCCAAGCGGCAGCTGGGCCGCGCTCTCGATGGCGTGGGGCAGGCGCCGACCGTGGGGACGTTGAGGAAAGCGGCGCTGCATATGCGGCGCTCGCTCACGCCGGTGGAGATGGAGTTTCTTGATCCCGCGTGGCTGGCTATCCCGGCGCGCGACGAGTTTAGCGAGGACGGCGAGATCGCCATGGAGTTGTGAAGGATGCTGGCGTATGACCTGAACCACCCTAGCAACTGGGAAGCGGTGTCGAGGGTTCTGACGGAGCTGTACCCGCCGGGAGGAGAGGACATGAAATATCGCGCCAAGTTGATCGAGCCTGGCAGCAAGCGGGAGCGGCCGCTCCAGGTTCTGGGCAACAACTACGACGAGATGAGCCGCTGGGCCGGGGAGGTTTTGAAGGGGGCGGCGGACGGCTCGGTGGTCAATATTTATGGGATGGTCGAGCAGCAGATCGCGCTCATCCCCAAGGCGCGGATTGTGGCCGAGGAGGTAACGTGAGCAACGGACAGAGTCCCATTCTCGACCCGGCGATGACCAGTGCGGTCACCGGGGACGCGATCTACCGGGCGACATTTCTCACCGATGAAGCCCGCAAGCAGGAATACTACGAGGCCATCGTGGATGCCGCCCGCCGGCATCCCTACTTCACCGTGGACCAGATCTGGAAAATCCGGGGCGCGGTGGGCGACCTGCACCTGGGCGGGCGCGACAACGGCAGCGGCATGGGGCCGATTATGCAGGTCGCCTCCAATGAGTTCGTGATCGAGCTCGTGCCCGACGATTCCCGGCCGAGCCAGCGCCCGGCAACGCACGGTAAGCCAGAGCGGCGCTGGAAGTCGCTGATCTTTAGCGACGGCGCGCCGCTCGGCGACGACGCCATTCAGGCGGTGAAGCTCAAAGGGGCCGAGGCGCTGAAGGCGATCAGGGAGGAGAAGGAACGGGAGGCTCGGGAGAAGGCCGAGCGGAAGATCGAGCGGGCCAGGCGGAAGGTTGAGCGGGCCGAGGAGGCCCACCGCAAGGCCGAGCGCAAGGCCCAGCGGCAGGTTGAGCGGGCCGAGGAGGCCCAGCGCAAGGCCGAGAAGGCGGCGGCGCGCGCCGCGCGGCAGCAGCCGGCGGAGCAGCCGGCAGTCCAGCGAGGTGAAAGTCATGTATGACGAAGAGGCGGCTCGCTTGAGGAAGAAGGACTTCTGGGAGAAGGCGGCGGTAGCGGCGCTGGGCGGGGCCATGGCCTCTGACAGGCAATCGGGTTCGAGCCCGGAGATTGCCTCCCAGATGGCCGATAGGCTGGTGGAGCTTTGGGCCAAGCGCTGGGAAAAGCCGCCCCAATAAAAATCGGTGGCCGCGCGCGCGGTAAGGGGAGCAGCACCCATAAGTGCGCTATACGGGCGCTCCCGCCACCGTTAAAGAAAAATATAAATTGCACGAAATGTGCGAATTGCGGTTTAACTGATGAAAAATATATTTGAACCTGTTACGATGTGGCCCGAGGTAGAAAACTTGGGCAGACGACGATTGCAACAGAGTGGGAATTTGGAGAAGCGCGGCGACTGGTGGATGCTGCGCTGGCGCGAGGAGGTCATCAAGCCGGACGGCAGCCTCGCACGCGAGTGGGCGCCGCGCGTGCGTATCGGTCCATGTACCGGGCCGGAGAGGCTGACGCAGAAAGAGGCCAAGCGCATCGGGTGGGAAGACTACCTATCGAAGCTCGATCAGAACACGACCACGCCGCAAAGCGTCATGACCGTGGCGCAGTTTGTGGAACAGTTTTTTATTCCCGAGCACGTCATGATGAAGAAGGCGCACACGCGGCTTTTTTACCGGAGCCGGCTGAAGGACGTGCTGACTCCAGACCGGGTCGTGCGTGCGTTTGGAAAAAAGAGCGAGGGCTACGCCAAGAAGTACAAGAATGCGCGCGTCGAAATTAAAGGGTGGCCTTACCTGGATGACGTTCGTCTTCGCGATCTGGACCAGAGCCATGTGCAGCGGGTGATCGCCGCCGCGATGGGGCGCGATTATTCTCCGGCGACGGTGAATCACATCCGAACGGTTTGTTCGGCGATTGTCACCTATGCCAAAGAGAAGCGCTTTTTTAGAGGCGACAATCCGGCTGAGTCGGTACGCACGCCTGCGGTTGAGCCGGTGAAGGACCTGCGCGCGCTCACTCTCGAAGAGGCGAAGACGGTACTCGGGCAGATGCAGTATCCCGAATACCACATTTCCGTCATCTCGATTCTGACCTCGATGAACATCGCAGAAATTTGCGGGCTGCAATGGAAGCGCGTGAATATTACGGATCGCTTCGCGACGGTGGACGGCGAGACGCTTCCGCCTTTCACGGTCCTGGTGCGGAAGCAGTGGAACCTGGGCAAGCTCGATACGACCAAGCGCAAAAGCCGCAAGCGGGCGTTGCCCATTCCGCCGATTATGCTCTCGATTCTCGCCGAGCTGAAGCAGCGCGAAAAGTACACGTCGCCAGATGACTACGTGCTGGTGTCGCGCAAGGGGACGCCGGTTGACGCGCACAACCTCGCGAATCGCAAGCTGAAAACAATCGGCAAAAAGCTCGACATGCCGTGGTTGTCATGGCATGTTTTGCGGAGAACTCACACCACCATTTTGGATGAAATGGGCATGGAGCTTAGCGACCGCGTGGCGATGATGGGCCATGGCGACGCGGCCATGACCATGAAGTACACCAAGACGAGTTTGGACCGCCGCCGCGTCCTGGTGAACCAGTTGGATGACCAGCTTTTGGGGCAAAAGCCGCAGGGGCCGGTGAACTAAAAATGCGTTTTCTGTTCCCTTATTGTACCCAGATGGTTTGTAACTGATTGATTCTTAGTAGGTTAGTTTCAGTGACCCTACAACTTTTAATCACAGGGTCGCGGGTTCGAGTCCCGCCCGGCTCACCAGAACCCCTTAAGAATCAACAAGCAAAAAAGAGAGGGCAGTACGAAACTGCCCTCAGAACATGTGATTTGAGCTTTTTTTGTACCCTTAATGTACCCCCTGGAGCTAAACACGAACCCGCACATTGGCGCGGGGTTGAGGGCTTTGGGTACAGTAAGGGGTACAAAATCCGAAAGGAGCCCCATGACCGTCACCTTCCACCCCTCCGGTCGCGGCAAGGCGCAGTGCCCGCCCGACCCCGACTATCCCCACGGCATCGCCATCGACTTCGCGCAGGGCCGGGCATCCTGCACGGCCACGCTGCCCTACCCGGCGCCCGAGTGCGGGTATTTTCTGGTCGCCTGCGAGCTGTGTGATCTGCGCATGGCGGTGACCGCCGCCGGCCGTCCCGATGACCCGACCAGTGTCAAGGTCGCCTGTAAGTTCGACCCCTCCCATGACCATTGAGAAAATCATCGCCCGCGCCAAACGGGAGGGCCGGATCAAGGACGGCCTGGTCCTCTGCGATGTATGCGACAACCCGGCCGACGGGGAGCTCTCGGTGGCGCTGCGCTGGACCGCCTGCGCCCCCTGCGTGTGGGGCGAGAGTGACTCGCTCGACCCGGAAAAGTTTATCATGGTGAGTGATGCCTGAGTCGCCTGATTACGTGGAAGTGTTTTGTCCGAAATGCGGCGCGGCCAGCTTCATGCAGCGAGCCTGCATTGGCACCCTTTTCAATGTCAACCACTGCTCGGCTTGTTTTGCCTGGATGAGGCTAGTGTCGCTCGACCCCGCAGTGGTGGAAACGGTCGTCTACCCGGATGAGACCTGGAAGCTCTAGCGCGGGACGGCGGCGAGGCTCACCCCGCCGTCGGCATCGGCACTGATCCAGAACGACGACTTGGCCCCTACCGGCGCCGGTAGAAAGCTGCCTGGGGGGACCAGGATGCTTTGCGCATTGGCGCCCGGTGTCGCAGTTGCCGAGGCGTACAATTTACCGGGGCCGGTATTGAGCAAATATACCAGGTAGCCGGAGCTCACAATTTGCACCGCGACGCCGGCACTGAGCGCGAGCGTCTGGTAGGGCGGCGGGACCGCGATGGGGCCGGCGGGCGGCGCGGCGGTCACGGTGTAGGCCTGCGTCAGCTCGTCGCTGGTCGCCAGGCCCGCCTTGGTGGCGATGGCCTTGAGCGTGGCGTTGGCGCTCAACGTCACCGGCGCGCCGTAGGTGGTGGACCCCGCGCCGCAGGTCCCCGGCGCGCTCGCCGTGGGGTCGGTGCCGTCGGTGCGGTAGCAGATGGCCGCGCCAGAGGTGGCGCTCGTGATGGCCACGGTGACGCTGCCCGAGTAACTGCCGGCCGGCTTATCCACGGTGGGGGCGGCGGCCTGCACCGCCTGGAAGCTCGCGCCACTGATGGTGATCGACGAGGCCGTGGCGGCGCCCGAATCGATCTCCAGCTGGAGTTGCGTATTGGCACCGCTCGACACGCTGCACGTAAACGTGTGCGGCGTGCCCAAGACCAAATTGAACGCGGCGCTGCATAATTGCGCGAAGCCGGTGGTACTGATCGAGAAGGTGATGGGCTGCGGCGCGCCGCTGGTCTGGTTCAGCGTGATGGTCGCGACGTAGGTGGTGTTGGCGGCGACCGTGACCACCTGCCAGAGCGAGCACACGGCCGAGACCGTGGTGTAGGTCGTCGCGTTGGTTTTGGCGCAGCCCGTGCCCGCGCTCTGCCAGGCCGCATTGGTGATGTCGCCTGGAGAGACCAGCAGGCTGGGCGTACTCGCGCCCACCGCCGTGGCGGCGAGCAGCGGGTGCTTCTGCGCGAGCGTCACGCCGGTAGAGATGTAGTCCTTCTCAATCGACCAGCAGACAAAACCGCCCAGGCCCTGGTTGATGACGTAGTTCACCTTGGCGGCGATGAACGCCGCCGTGTCCCAGTAGACCCAGCCACCACTGATCGCGATCCACGGCGCGCCGCCAGAAGGCAGGTCCACGGTGGGCGTGGAGAGGTCCCAGTTGCCGAGCAGCGTGGGGTAGTCCATCTGCGTGAACGTCGGCAAGGTCGCGGTGTAGCTTTGCCGTGGGCCGTTGATCACCGGGCTGCCCCCGAGGCTGCGATAGCCGTAGAAGGGAATCCCCAGGTTGATCTTCGCCGCCGGCACGCCCGCGCCGATAAAGCGCGTCCTGGTCAACTCCATCGAATTGACGGTGACCGGCGTCGGCCCGTAGAGCGCGCTGTGGAACCAGCTGTACGGGTCGAAGGTGCCGCTCATGTCGTAGGTCAACACATTGAGGCGGTCGATGTTCGCCACGTTGGCCGCGCTCCAGCTGGCATAGGTATTGATCAGCGCGCAGATGGTGATCAGTTTCGATGGCAACGCGGTGCGCAGCGCGCCCGCGAGCGAGGCCATTTGCGCCACCGTGCCACTGTGCTCGGCGTCGATGTCGATACCGTCGTACCCGAAGGAGTTGACCACGTTCGCCAGGTTAGTCACGAGCGTCGCCTGGTTGCCGGATACCGCTCCCGCGAAGTCGCCGCCGGTCGCGTCACTGAGATCGACCAGGATCTTGACGCCGCTCGCGTGCGCAGCACTGACCAGCGCGGCCTGGTTACCGCCGGTGAAGTCGGTGATGGCGCCCGAGGTCTGCGGCTGGTAGCCGACGTGAATCACGTGCGTCAGGTTGGCCCACGGGATGGAGGAGATGGGCGCGACCGGGGCATAGGGAGTCTTGAAGGCGACGCGCCAGATGGCCATGGCTTCCTCCTAGCGCGCCGCCACGCAGAGCACCGAGATGGGGCCTGCGGTGTCGCTGTTCACCCAGACCGAGCCTTGCACCGGGATGGCGGGCGCATACACGCCGGTGGGCAGCATGAAGCTGGTCGCGTTGGCGCCCACGGTGTTCTTGTCAGAGATATACAGCTTGCCGGCGGCCACGCTGTTCAACAGGTACAGCACGTAGTTGCCGGGGCCGGGCGGAGTAAGCTGCGTGGCCGTGTTGGCCCCGAGCGTAACGGTGTTGTAAGTGCCGAGAGCGGGCATGCCGAAAGCATATCACCCGTTGCGCGCAATTGCCGCGTTGGCAAAGAAGACGGCGGCGTCCAGATGCGTCAGCGCGGTCGATCTCTCGGGCGACGACGGGCAGGCGTTGACAATCAGCCGCGCGAAGTCGAGCGCCCCAGAGCGGATGGCCTGATAGGATTTGACCTGGTCGCCTTCGGGCGCGTGGTAGGTGAAGCGGTTGTTCAGGTCTTCCATCACGATCTTATCGGTGGCGTCGAGCGGCATGCCACCATCCTACTAAACGCGGTAGAATCGCGCTTGTAAGGGAGGGCCACTGATGCCGACCACCACTGACGATCTTGATACCGCGCCGCCGGTAGTATCTCTCGCCGCCGCGCCCACTAGCCTAGGCCAGCTGATCGACCCCGACGCCGTGCAGGGCGCGCGCTGGACTGGCCCGCTCCTAAGCGGCCCCATGGACCAGGCGGCCGGCATCGCGGTCTTGCAGAAGCGTGCCAAGTTTACCAGCGCCAACGGCAGCTTCTCGATCCCCATCGTGCTGCCGGCGAGCGCCATCCCGCTCGCGGTCTACACCCAGATCCAGCAGAGCTTCAATGGCCTGACGCCCACGCTCAAGATCGAGGTCACCCAGGGCGGCGCGACCCTGTGCGCCAACATCGACCTGAGTGCGGCGCCCGGCCTGGTCACCACGCCCATCACCGGCAACCTGACCAGCAACTGGACTTTCTTTTTGACGGTCGCCCTCGGCACCGTGACCCAGGGCAAGGCGACGGTGATGATCAACTACAGCGTGCCCGCGCTAGTCTTCCCGCAGTAAGGTGCCCGCTTCAAAACCAAAACCACCGCTCAAGGGCGACGACGCCATGCTGGCCGCGCGGATCGCCCGCGCGCTCAACCAGAAGGAGACCGGCAAGCTCGGCCTCAAGGAGCAGGTCGCCCTGATCCGCGCCGAGACCTGGCTCTCCTGCCCGCCGCTCGGAGACATCGCCGGCATGCGCGGCCACGCCGTGCGCGTGATCACGGACCTCTCGCGCTTCGCCAAGAACGAGGAGATGAGGTTCAAGTGCGCCATGGCCCTGCTCCAGCTGGCCGAGAAGACCGAGCGCGCGGCCGACCCGAACTTGAGCGTCAACGAGGAGCGCCAGGTGCTCCAGAATCTGCGCAAGTTCTACTCGAAGATCGAGGAGCTGCCCAACGACCGGCTGGTGCTGGAGGACGACGGGCAGAACGACCCCATCGACGTGCGGGCGATTGCCGGGCCGATTGTGATCCCCGAGGAGTAACCTGCTCGAATCGCGCGAATTGCGAGGAATTGGTTTAAAATGGATTTGTGACAGACGCTCAGATGTATCTCGCGGTCGGCCTGCCCGTTGTGGTCAACCTGCTGTTCAACGGGCTGCTCTTCCTGGTGGCTTTCCAGCGCATCAACCGTGTTGAGGACAAACTTGACTTACTCACCGGCAAGGTGGCCGAAGTAGACAACCGGGTGATTCGGATTGAAGACAAGCTGGGGATCGTACCACGATGAGCAACACGCAACTCTGGATCGCCGTGGGGCTGCCGGTCATCGTGGTCTTGGCCTCGTTGGCTATTAGCCTGTTTCAGATCTCCGGCATCCGCGAGGACATCCGCGAGATCCGTGGCGACATGAAACTGTTGACCGGCAAGATCTACGAGATGATGGGGCAAAAACATTGAACCTGCTGATTGTCATCCCCGCTGGCGTGGCCCTTTTTGTCCTGGTGGGCGGCATCGGCCAACTCTCGGCCAACGAGCCGTTCCTTTCAAGCCTCGGCAAATTTCTCCTGCATGAGTTTCCCGAGCTTACCATCAAGCTCACGGGCGTCCTGTTCCTGATCTGGTTTGGATGTCAGGCCCTGATGTCGATCCTCTCCATCTTCAATTAGCGCGGCGGCGTGGGCCGGTTGTAGTAGGCCTGGCTCCAGTCGTCCCAGGTCGGCTCGGGCTTGGGCGGCGCGGTGACCAGGCTGTCCTTATCCGATGACAGCCGCATTCCCTCGGGCGCGATGTGCTTGGGGGCTTGTCCCGCGATCACGCTTTGCAGGATCTCCTTCCACTGGCGCTCGCCCGCAGGCGACATGTCCAGTCCGATGGCTTCGGCGGTGCGCTCCATGCCGAGCGCCTCGGCGGTCTTGCGCAGGGTGGGCAGCACGATGGTCTGCCCGACGAAGGGCACCGGCAGGGTTTCCCGCGCCAGGATGCCGAGGCCGCGCAGGTTCTTGGCGGTGGGGCTGATGTTGGGGTCGATCAGCTTGCGGCCGGTGTAGTCCACGCCGCTCGCAAAGCGCGGCGCGGCGCGGATCAGCGGGGCCATCTTGTTGGCCATGAAACGCATCGTCCCGACCAGCGCGCCGTAGTCGTGCATGTCGCCGACGAGCGTCACCAGGTCGCCGGGCGCGCCCTTGAAAAACACGTTCTGGTAGATCTTGCGGCCGAGCGAGTCCTCGCCCATGTAGACCTCGGTCGGCCGGTCGGAGGGCTGCCCGGTGTACATCAGGCTCAGGGCCTGCGTAGAGGCCGCGCCGTAAACGGCGGTCTTGACCCAGAAGGCGCGCTGCGCGCGCGCGGCGGGCGAGCCGGCGAAGCGCTCGCGCATGGCCTTGGCGCCGGCGTAGCCGAGGTTGCGCGGGTCCCAGATATTCTTCACGCTCTGCACGTTGCTGAACAGCCAGTCAGGGGCCAGTAGCAGCAGGCGCGCGGTCTCCACGTTGGAGCGGTTCCACCCCAGGTTCTCCCAGTGCAGGCCGCCGTAGGTGGAATTGATCTGCTTGGCGATACTGCGCTTGGCCTGGGTAATCTCAAAGGGCGTGGCATTGGGGTTGTCCTTAAGCCAGGCGTCGCGCTTCATGGCGTAGTCGGTGACCTTGTACCAGCGCTGCACGCGGTCGAAAGTGAGTTTGGTGATCCCCTCGGCCAGCTGGTTGACCTGGCGCGGGCCGGGGACCTTGTTGAGGATGCGGTCCCAGCCGGGCGTGGCGCTCGGCCGCAGGTTCTTGAAGGCCTCGTAGGTCTCGCCCTGCACCGAGGTGGTGCCGCCGTGGTGAATCAGGTCGAGCTCGTTGCCCCGGTTGACGGGGTTGTTCCAGTCGCTCTTGACGGCATTAACGATGGCCTTGGGGAACTTCCAGCCCATGTTGGCGACCGCCATATGGGTCTCCGCGCCCAGGTGGAAGAGCGAGACCGAGAGCTCGATGGCCTTGCTCTTGCGTTGCAGGTCCCTGAACCACTGGGTGACCTTGCCGGGGTTATAGGCGTCGGTCACCGGGCGCATGGCCTCGGCCACGAACGGATGCACGTAGTAGCCGTAATCGACAGGGTGCGCCACGCCCGCCTGGTCGGTGTAGGCGCCGAGCTTGTGGAACAGGCGCGTCTGCGGGGCGAGCACCTGCCAGCCGCGCGGCACGTTCTGCGAGCTCATGGCCCACTTGCCGATGCCGCCCGCGCTCAGCTGGTCGCCCATCATGCGGGTGGCGCGCGCGGTGGCGAACTTCTTGGCGTGGATATTAAACGCGTCGAACGCGTTCATGGTACGCAGCTCGTTGCCGCCGGCCGCCACCGCGTCGAGCATGGTGGGGTAGAAGCGCTCCTGGCCGAAGGCGAAGTTTCGGCCGATGTCCCCGTGCGCGCGCGACTTGTCGCTCAAGGGCAGGTCGCCTTCCTTGAAGAACATGTGGGGCACGTAGTCGTGCGGGTCGATGGAGCTATCGAGGAAGCCGCGCGCCCGGCCCTCGGCGAGCGACTGGGCGGCGATGGCGGTAAGCGCCACGTCGGCCTGCTGCATGGCGGGCGTGGGGTTGAGCGCGCGGTCGATCACCGGCTTGAGGTTGTTCAGGAACTTGAGCGTCTTGGCGCGGACCACGGGGTCCTGCGAGATCGCCGGGTGGACCCCGTTGCGCCAGGCGGTCAGCTCCTGCGGGTTGTTGCGGAAGTCGCGCATCAGCGAGATGGCTTCCTGGTCGAGCTTGTTGGGCACGGTCTTGCGCAACTCACTGATCACCTGGTTGACCGAGGCCACCCAGGAGTCGCGCTCGCCGGTGTAGTCCTGCAAGAGCAGCTTGCCGACCTCTTTCAGCATGGGCGGGGTGGTGGCCCGCGCTATCGCCGCCAGGCTCTGCTGGCGTTCGTTCCAGAGGTCCTTGGCCTCCTTGAGCTGCGCCGTCACCTTGTCGAACACCGGCTGCAAGGCGCCGAACAGGCTGCCCATGTAGGTAGAGCCGGCGGCGGACGGCTCGGGCGGCGCGGCGGGCGGCAGGTCCCCCACGTTGACGCCGGGGGGCGCGGTGGCTTGTCCTGTTTCGGGGAGTGCTGGCGCCTCGGGGCTCAGGACGGCCCGGTTTGCGTCCTCGGGAGGCAGCAAGACGCCGCCCGCGCCCCGGAGCGGGTTGGACCCCGGCGCGGTACGCGAGTGTTCAGCTTCGTCACTCAGCAGCTGCTCGTATTGGGCGCGCGGGATGTCAACATGGTGAGTGTCGCCTCCGTAAAAAAGGGTCTGGTCTCTGTCTGGAGTGAACCATCTCCCCGCGTCCGAGCGGTCATTGGCCGGCGGGAATTCCCCAGCCGGCTGCCCACGGTATAGGCGAACCGTTTCGGTAGCAGGCGCGGCAGGTGCGGCAGGTGCGGCCTCCTCGCCCAGCGAGACCTCCGAGAACTGGGTCAGGTCCGGCACCTGGATCACCCCGTTCTCGTCGCCCCCACCGTGCTCGATCAGGTACTTAATCGTCTCCTTAACCCGGTTGCCGTGCTGAATGGCGCCGGCCTCGTCGAGGCCCGTGTTGTCCATCACAAATTTGAGATAGTCGCCATGCCGCTTGTTCAGCACCTTCTGCGCGGTGATGTAGGCCGCCTTGTCGAGGTCGCTGTCGAACTTGAGCGTGTAGTTGTCCGGCCCGTAGCCGAACTTCGGCCTGGCGCCGCTCAATTCCTTGGGCAGCTTGGGCGCCTCTGGCTCCGGGGGCGCCGCCTCCTGCTGCTGCGCCTTGAGCCGCTCGTTCTCGGCCCGCATGGCTTCGAGCTGGGCTGCAAGATTGGTCCCGGTTGTTGCAGTTTCGGGCGGAGTTGTTGCAGTTGTGGGCAAGGCCGTTGCAGACGGGGCTTCCGGTGTTGCAGTTTGGGGCGGAGTTGTTGCAGCGGGGGCTTCCGACGTTGCGGCGGGGGTCTCTTCGACAGGTGTAACGCTCTTCTTTGGCACGATGACGATATTGGTGTCGTCGCCCTCGCCGGTTAGGATGGCGGTTTCATCCGGTCCCACATGCTGACCGGAGAACTGCGCCAGGTGAGGCGCATGCTCGCCCTCGACCACCGTGCCATCGGCGGTGGTGGCGCGTACCCGGCCCTCGATGGGAGCCTCGGCCGGCGGCGGGGTCCCGGTTTGCATGCGGGCTTGCAGGATGGGCGCGATCTTGGCGCGCAGCGCCGCCATGCCTTCCATCGAGTAGTGGCCCACAATCAGCGCGGTCAGGTCGCCGGCCACGGCCGCGTATTCCTTGGGCAGGCCCAGGCGCACCAGGCCATCCTCCACCAGCTGCTGGCTCTCGATGCCGGCGCCCAGGGTGACGGCGGTGGTGACCGGCGCGGCGGCCCCCGCCCCCAGCATGAAGGGCGCGGCTATGCCGAAGGCGCCGGATACCGCCTGGTGCCCGGCCTCGGCGGTCTGGCGCAGACCCGGCTCCTGCGCGCCGAGCTCGGTGTAGGCGCTCGGGTCGCGCGGGTTGATCACCACCTTGGTCAGGGCGCGCGCGATGGCGGCCTTGTTGGGAACGGTCGCGAAGTTCTCCACCCCCTGCGCGAACTGGCCCGCAGCGCCGGTCGTGGTGTCGAGGATGGCCTGCGGGATGTCCTTGGTGTTTACCAGCTTATGCAGGAACGACCCCACCTCGGGGACGTTGCCGGGGGTGGTCTGCTGGATTCGCTGCTCGATAGGCAGGGGCAGGGCCGGGGTCTGGGGCGCCCCTGGCAGCGGACCCAATTGCTCCATGCCGCGTACCGGCGCGGGGGCGGCGGGCTGCGGCTGGTTCTGCGCCCACCGCTGGTGCTTCTTCTCCTCTTCCGTGCTCAGCTGGGTGGCGTCGCCGGGGCCGAAGTAGTTGAAGCCGCGCAGCTTCTCGCCGAAGCCAGCCGGGATCTGGTACACCCCCTCGGGCGAAGGCGGGCCGACCTTCCCCGATGGCGCCGCCGCCTGGGGCTTTTGGGGCGCGGCCATCGGCAACTCCTCCAGGTCGCTATCCTTGATCGAGGTGTCGTACCGAGGGGCGTCGTTGACTTCTTCGATGTCGTCGTCCTTGGGTCCCAGCTCACGCAGGCGCTTCATTCCCTTGGCCACGTACTCGCGGGTTTCCTTGTAGGGGACGTGGCCCTTCCAGGCGTCGAAGCGAGGTTCGCCCGCATTGTAGGCTCCCAGGATGGACGCCGGGTCGCCGCCGTACTTCTGGTTCAGATCGCGCAGGTAGCGGGCGCCCGCGTCGATGTTCTGCGCCACACTCTTGGGGTCGGTCACGCCGTAGCTCTTGGCGGTGGCGGGCATCACCTGCATCACGCCTCTGGCGCCCTTGGGCGAGATCGCATTCGGGTTGTAGTTGCTCTCGATCCCGGCGACAGTGTGGACCAGGGCCGGGTCTAAACCGTACTTCTCGGCGGCCTGGTCGAGCAGCGCCGGGATGTCTGGCTCGGGGTCGGAATAATCATTGAACGGCATTTTCTTTCCGGTACAAGATATTGCCGTTGGGGTCCTTCCACCAGATGTCGCCCGTGCTCTTGATGCGTATGGGTTTGGAGCCGGGTTCCCTGGCGGCCATCTGGTACGGCACCAGAGGCACGCCGGGGGTGCCTGGCGCGGCCCATCCGGCGGGCGCCTGCTGGCCCTGCGCCGTGGGGTGCTGCGGCGCTGCTGCCGGCTTGGGCTGCTGCGGCTGCACTTGCTGCTGCGGCGGCTCCTTGGCCTCGGCGTCCTTGAGCGCCGGGACCCTGGTGATGCCCTCGGGCGTGGGATGGAAGTGGCGCCCCACCAGCACGTTGCTCAGGTCCTTGGGGGCGATGGCGGCGCGGATGCGGTTATGCACGCGCTCCCGCTCGGCGGCGCCGTTGGGATTGGCATCGCCGAAGTGCGGATGGTCGGCGTAGAGGTTCGGGTCCATCACGTGGCCGGCGGCGATCTCCTTGGCGATCTGGTAGAGCTGCTGCGGGGCCTTGACATCGTTGCCAGCCGCGTCCTTCACCGGGTATCCGTCCTGGTTGTAGTAGGTGCCGCCGATTTTGGTGAACTTACCCAGCTCGTCGGTGATCATGGAGAGCCCGGCGGTGCGCCGGTCGGCGTCGGTCCAGGCCCGCTCCTTGCCGCTGCCGGTGGCGCTCGCGCCCGGCGTCTGCTTGGTGGTGATCCGGTTGCGCTGCTTTACCTCTTCCTCGTAGTCGAACTGCTCCTTCCGAATGGCGGCCCGGTCCTCCTCTTTGGCGTTGGCCGCCGCCTCGTCCCAATGCGCCTTATCGTCCAGGAAACGCTGGCTCGGCCCGCTGATGGCTGCGTCCGGGTTGTTCTTGCCGGCGAGCGCGATATCGAACGTCATGTGCCTGTCCTGCGACTTCACCAGCTCGGCGTTGAGCGCCTTGTTGGCCGCGTCCTGCCGCTTCTCCCAGTCCTGCGCCTGCTTGTCCACCGAGCCGTAGACTTTGTAAAGGTGTTGCAGGTTGGCGTTCTGGCCCGCTTCCTGCTGGCGCTGCCGGGTGTTCATGATGGAGACGGTTTCCGCGCCCACCTTCTCCTTGTAGTTGGCGAGCTTGTCCACCATGGCGGCCTGGGTCTTGAGCCGCGCGAGCTCCAGTTGCCGCGCCTGCTGCCTTTGCTGGTCGGCCCAGGTGAGCGTGCCCACGCCGGCCTGTCCGGCGGCCACGCCAAAATTGTGCTCCTTGCTCGACATCAGGCGCATGCCCCACTCCATCAGCGCGTTCTGCCAGGTGGGCTTGGCCTTGAGCGCCTCGCTATGCAGGTAGTCGGCCTCCTTCTGGAACGCACCCGTGTCCGGCTCGCCGCCCGAAACCTGCTCGGCCAGGTTGCGGGCTTTCGCCACATTCTCGTCCGAGGTCATGTCCTCGGGTTTCTGGTTGGCCGCCTCCTCGGCGCGCTCCTGCTCGGCCAGCAGGGAGGAAACGTCGGGCGGCTGCGGCTGCGCGGGCAGGGCGACGCTACGGCCGTACACGTCCTTGCCGGCCGCCCCCGGAGCCCAGGGGTCCATCGGCTGAAAGCGCGGGTCGCTGCGCCGGATGGCGGGGATGTTGTTGACCGAGTACAGCTGGGCCAGCATCTGGTCGCGCGAGGGGTTGCGTTGCAGGGCCAGGTTATAGATCGCGTTGGGATCATCCTGACTGCTGTCACCACCGGGGTCGCTCGACGTGTAGTCGTCCTGATTATTATCGTCGTCTACCGAACCGCCGGCAGCCATCCGTCCCGGCATCCGCATGCTGGCCGGCGGGGTGCCGGGGGCCGAGGGGCCGAGAGAACCGGGGCTGCCCGAGAGGTTGGGCGGCGGCATGCCGGGCGGGACCGCCTCGGGCGGCACAGAGCCCGGCGGCAATCCCTGCGCGGGCGGCATGCGCGCCTGGAGCGAGCGGATCAGGTCCTGACTGACCGACGACTGCGGGGCCTGGGCCTTGCTGGCCCCACTACGCAGCTTCTGGCGGCGCTGGATCTCGGCCACCACCAGGTAGGGCGGGACCACGCCGGTCGGGTTCTGGGCCTGCATGCCCAGCCACTGGTCGGGCATGTTCTTGAGATCGTCGGCGACCTGAATCAGATCGGGCATGCTTTGCTCCTACGCGGCCTTGCGGTAGGCCGTCAGGCCGGCGGTGTAGTTGGGGCGGCGCAGGCGCGGGGCCTTGGCGGTATCGATGGCCGCCAGGCCGCCCTTCCGGCCGGAGGCAAACCCCTTGGCGGCCCCGCCCGCCACCGTCGCCAGGCCGCCGATGAGGGTGTTCCAGATCGACGGGTTGGGGGTGTTCTGGTAGTTGACACCCTGCTGCGCGGTGGTGGTCGAACCCTGCGCCGGCAGCTTGGTCGCGAGGTTAGCCAGCCAGTCCACGCTCTGGAAGGGGTAGTTCTGCTGATACTGCCAGTATTGGTAGGCCCTGTCGGCCGCGCTCTGGTCGTAGCCCTGCTGCATCCCCGCCGCCTGGCCCATGGCCCCGGTGGTCGCCATCTGGTTGTTGAAGCCCTGGGTCTGCCAGTTGCCGATGTTCTGGTTCTGGGTGCCCTCGAAGTTCAGGTAGCCCAGGTTCATGCCCTGCTGGGCGTTGCGCGCCTGCTGCTGGGCGACCTGCGATTGCAGGTTGAGGCCCGCGCCGTACTGCGCCGACTGCATGGCCAGTTGCTGCGCGGTCATGCCCAGGTTCTGGGTCTGCAAGCCCGCCTGGAGGTTGCCGCCGTACTGCGTGGTCATGGCGCCGTACTGCCGCTGGTACTGGGCCTGCTGAGCCTGCTGGTTGGCGAGCTGCGCCTGCATCTGCTGAGAGGCATTGAACTGCGCGCCCTGCGCGCCCAGGTTGGTGGCGTTCAGCCCGGCTTGGAGGTTGGCTCCCTGGTTGGCGAGCGAGGCCTGCATCTGCTGCTGGTTGTTGAACTCGCCGGTGTTGATCCCCGCCTGCTGGTTGGCCAGCTGCTGATTGTACGCCATCTGCTGGTTGGCGATCTGCGCCTGCTGGCCCAGGTTGGCGCCCAGGCCCTGGGTCTGGAGGTAGCTCTGGAGGTTCTGGCCGCCGACCGTCAGGCCCGCCTGCTGGTTGGCCAGCTGGGCCTGCATGTTGGTGTTGGTGCCCAGGCCCTGCGCGGCGAGCGCCGCCTGCTGGTTAGCGAGCGCGGTCTGCATCTGCGCCTGCTGGTTGGCCAGGCCCGCCTGCATGCCGGTCTGCACGTTGAACTGCTGGCTCTGCATCCCCAGGCCCTGCTCGGTATTGAACTGCTGCGCGCCCTGCTGGTAGGCCCCCTGGAGCCCCTGCGCCTCGATGTTTTGCAACTGGAGGTTTTGATTGCGCTGGTTCTCGGCGTCCTGTACCGCTTGCCTGGAGCCGCCAAAGGCGCCGGCCTGGGCCGCCTGGGCGTGAGACTGGACCTGCTGCGCCGCGTAGTCGGCGTTGACGTTGGCTTTCTGGGCGTCGAGCACCTGCTGGGTGTAGGGGCTCATGTACTGCTGCGCCGTGCCCGGCTGGGTCCACGACTGGGTGCCCACCGTGCCGGTCTGCACCGCCATGGGCGCGGCCGCGATCTGGTAGCTCGACAGGCCGCCCGGCGCCTGCACCTGCTGCGCCGGTCCCATCTGGTACTGCTGGAGGTTCGGCCCGGAGATCTGCGGCAGGCCGCTGATGCGGTCGTAGCCCACGCCCTGCGGGGCCTGCACCTGGTCCACCTTGGTCTGGTAGTCGGCCGCCGTCCCGCCCACGCCCTGGCCAGGCTGCACCTGCATCCCCGGCCCGCCGCCGTTGTACCCGGCGAAGGGGTCGGTCATGGAGAACGGGTTAACGTTGAACTGCTGGTTTTGATAGCCCCCGTTGAAGTTGATGTCGTTGGGGTTGGCGATCCCCGCGCTCGCCTGCTGCGCCATCACGTTGGCGTTGCCCATCACGCCCGAGTAGTCGGGATTCATGCCCGGCAGGCCGCCCGCCTGCTTCAGGTAGGCCAGCATGGCGGGCGACATGGGCGCGGTCAGTCCCGCGCCGCCGCCGGGATATTCCGGGGTCTGGAGGAAGTTGCCGTTCGGCCAGATCAGCCCGGTGCCCGCGCCGACGATCCCGCCCCACAGGTCCTGCTGAAGATTACTTGGGATGTTCTGTGTGGTGGCGTTGCTGGAACTGGTGGTGGTTGTAGTGGGCAAGCTGCTTTTCCTCCCAGATGATTGGAAGGCCAAAGAGGCGTTCGTATTCGTATCGCCACGCCCGGCCAACCAGGATCAAATGCGTGCAGCCGTTCGCCAGTGCAAACGCGCTGAGAGTGCAGGCCGCGCTCTTGAGCCACGACCCGATATCGCGGCAGGCTAAGAGTTCCACCTGCAAGGCTTTAATTTCCGCCCGCGCAGCCCTAATCTTAGGGATTGCCACGATTGTTGTAACGATAACACTCCCGAGGCGCGCGGGGAAGTCAGGATGGGGGGCGACCCAGAGGTCGTAGGTTCCCGCAAGACATCGGGCACGCAATTGGGCCAGCTTAAGGCCGGGACCGCTGCCGTGCCTGCCCTTGCCGTTGCTTTGCCAGCGGGTAAGCGCTTTGACGATCTGGGGCCAGTCGAAGTGGACTTCCCACTGGTCGCGGCGTGAGAGTGCAACCTCTTTCACGCCTACCAGATTACCGCCGATTTTTTAAGGGAGTAACAGCTTCTTCTCGATCTCGCCCAGGCGGTGTTCGAGCACCCCTTGGCGGGCATCGAGCGTGTGCTGGCGCGCTTCAAGCGCCTGCTCGCGCAGGGAAACCTGTTCGCGGAAGGGCAGGAAGGCCTTGAGCAGCTCGGTCTGCATGTCGCGCATGCGCTCGGTCAGCGCGTGCTCCCTGCGCTCCAGCTGGTCGGTGATCCACTGCTTGTCTTCGTCTGTCAGCATTTGGTTTTTAGGGCGACCGCCGCCACACCCCATGACGAGAGAAACGGCGGCCGCCGGGGTGGCTCACACCTCACCCGAAACCATTCTACCACGCTCGAATTGCAAGTATTACTTGAAGTGTGAAATTCAACCGCGCGCCGCGCATGTGCTAGAGCTGGTTAAGGATGCCCGTCACCAAGCCCACGCCCGCGCAGGAGATCGAATTTCTGGAGCGCTATTTCCCCGATCTGCCGCCCGAGAAACAGCGGGCCATGCGCGGCTACATGGCCAAGCTGTTCGGCGGCACGGGCACGGACGTGGAGAGCGCGCGCACGAGCTTCCTTGCGTTCGTCAAGCGCGTCTGGCCGGACTTCATCAGCGGGCGCCACCACCAGGTGATGGCCGAGACTTTTGAACGGATTGACCGGGGAGAGCTCAAGCGTTGCATCATCAACATGGCGCCGCGCCACACCAAGAGCGAGTTCACATCGTTCCTGCTGCCCACCTGGTACCTGGGCCGCCACCCCAGGACCAAGATTCTGGAGGGCAGTCACAAGGTCGAGTTGTCGAGCGGCTTCGGCCGCAAGATGCGCAATCTGATCATGTCGCCCGAGTACCAGGAGATCTTCCCCGGCATCACGCTATCGAAGGACAGTAAGGCGACCCACCGCTGGAGCACCCAGCAGGGCGGGGAGTTCTTCGCCATCGGCACCACCGGCGGCGCGGCCGGGCGCGGAGGCGACCTGGTAATCCTGGACGACCCCCACAGCGAGCAGGACGTGCTCAAGAACGCCGACCAGAATTTCACCAAGGTGTGGGAGTGGTACCTGGCCGGCCCCCGCCAGCGCCTGCAACCCGGCGCCGCCATCCTGATCGTGATGACCCGGTGGGGCGTGCGCGACCTCACCGGCATGCTGCTGCAACAGGCCATCGAGGAGGACTCGGGCGAGCAGTGGGAGGTGATCGAGCTGCCGGCCATCCTGCCAAGCGGCGAGCCGCTGTGGCCCGAGTACTGGCCGATTGAAGAGCTCTTGCGCACCAAGGCGACCTTGCCCATCGGCCGCTGGATGGCGCAATACCAGCAGTCGCCTACCTCGGAAGAGGGCGCCATCATCAAGCGCGAGTGGTGGATGGACTGGCGCGAGCCCGACCCGCCGGCCTGCGAGTTCATCGTGCAGTCCTGGGACACGGCCTTCAGCGACAAGCAGAATTCCAACCGCAGCGCCTGCATTACCTGGGGCCTCTTCCGCTACAAGAACCGCAGCGACCCGCCGCGCATCATGACCGGCATCATGCTGCTCGACGCCTGGGCGGGCCGCATGAATTTCCCCGAGCTCAAGCAGCAGGCGCGCCGCCTCTACGAGCAGTGGGCGCCGGACTGCCTGCTGGTCGAGGGCCGGGCCACCGGCAAGCCCCTGCAACAGGAGCTCTGGCGCATGGGTATCCCGGTGAGCGACACCGTGCCGGTGCGGGGCAGTGACAAGATCACCCGGACCAACGCCGTGGCTGACCTGTTCAGCACCGGGACCATCTGGGCGCCGCTCGGGCGGCGCTGGGTGGAAGAGGTGCGGGAGGAGATGGCCTCGTTTCCCAACGGCCAGTATGACGACCTGCACGATGCGGCGGTCCACGGCCTCGCGCGGCTGCGCCAGGGCGGGCTGATCCGCATCGCGAGCGACGAGAGCGAGGAAGAGTACGAGCCGCCCGCGCCGCGCGCGTACTACTGAACCTTCCGCCTCTCCTACGCTGCCCTCCTGGGAAGCTCCCAGTCCGCTCCGAAGATGCCGCGCAGGATCGGCATCGCGCGATGCTGCGGGATCTGCTGCCCGTGCCGCCAGAAAGTCCACTCCACGAACGGCGGCACCGGCCTGAAATGCGGGACCAGCGGGCTGTTGTCCAGCAATTGGATCTTCTCGCTGAGAACGGCGACGAACAGCTCGGGGCGCTCGGGGATCATGGTTTCATCCAGCAGGATGCGCGCCTCGGGCGGCAGCTTCTCTGGATTGGCCACATCGATGCGGCCCAGGTATTTCGGCAATGCGAGATACGGGCAGGTCGCCAGGGCGAATTCGGCGCACTCGCGATGCAGCGGCAGATCTATGTAAGCGCCGTGGGAATCGAACGCGCTGCGCGGCCCGCCGACGAGCCAGCACCAGTGCCCCAGGCGCTCGCCGCAGACCGGGCAGAGGCCTTCGCGAACCGCGCGCCATGCCTTGCGGTCGTCATTGACCGTGAAGAACGGCGTGCCATCGTCGGCGCGCAGCACGTTCCACGGGATCGGGTAGCCGCGTTTGTCGCGCGGTAAGCGGGCGATGCGCGCGGGTACGGTCATCCGATCCTCCCGCACATCAAATTAACCAGTGCCTGGAAGCCCAGCCGCTTGTCGAGCCCGCCTTCCGCCGCCGGGTCGATGTCGAACAGGCCCTGCGCCATCTCGATGCGCCGGGCCTGGCCCGCGCGGCGGAACTCAGGCCAGAGCCCTGCGGCGATTTCCAGGCCATGGTGCAGGATGTGGCACTGGTGGCGCATCCAGTCGCGGTCGGTGCGCGGCACATCCTCGCTGCCGGCATGCATGGTGTCGAAGCCCCATACCGCTGCGGTCGCGTCCTTGTGGGCATAACTCACGCCGCCGTGAACTGGAATGTACTGCACGATGTTACCGATGTCCATGGGCAGGCGCGGCGCGTGCCGCTTGGGGAAGGCGACGTAGCCATTGAGCGCGTCAGGGTCGCAGAACTTCAACGTGCTATCAAGCTCGGGATAAAGTCTGCGGACGCGCAAAAACTCCTCGCGCCCTGGCGTGTAGGTAATCCACAATTCCGCGCCGTGCTTGCCAATGGGCTCGCGCGCCAGGGCGTCGTCAGAGATCAGGCGGTTGCGGCTGTCCTTGGGCAGGAGCCGGCCGGTCACCGGGTGGAACCGCGCGAGCTTTCGCTCTTGTGCGCGTTCCTGCTCGCGCCAGCGCTTCTGGCGCTTTAAGACTTCGATGTCCGGCATCACACCCAGACCTCCACAATCACCGGGTCGTCATCGGCGTGGCGCGGGATGCAGGTCAGACCCATGTGGGTCAATAGCGCCCGCCTTCTTCCAGGTCCGGCGCGGCGGCGACGATCTCCCCTGGCTGATCATAATTGAACTCGCGCACCACGTACCAATCAGGGAAATCGCTTGGGTGGTCGTAGACCGTGTAGAGGCGCAGGGGCTCGGGCGTCATGAAGATCGAGCTGGCCTGGTCAGGGTGATCCAGCTTGCGCTGCGTCCGCATGCCCAGGCGGAAGCACATGCGCGCCATCTGGTAGACGTAATCCGGCAGGATCGTGCCCTTTTTTACTCCTGACATTGCCGCTATGTCGCCGACGTATCCCGGCAGTTCCCGGTCGATTTCCAGGTACTCTTCCAGGATTTGCGCAGACATCAGCCGGTTGAAGGCCGGGTCCCGCCGCGCCCGCATGGTCTCGGCGTTGTACTCGTCGTTTATGGCGCGCATGGCATCATGGATGGTCATAACTTCCCGGTCGCTCATTTAATTCACTCCCTTACCCGACCGCGAGGATTCCGGCACTGGCAGTGGGACGGCTATCTCTGGGAAGCTGCTCTGGCCCATGCGGAAAGGCCACCTGCCAGCCGCGACTTTCGATTTGGCCACAAACAGGTTCCAGGCGGTGATGACGTGCGCGAGCGTCGGCCCGCTGCGCCACCGCATGTCCTTGTCCATATTCTGGAACACGCCGCGCAGCACCAGCACGGGATGGCCTGCGGGCATATCGGCTCCGCTGACGAAACAGTGAAAGAACTTCTGGGCTGTTTCCGGGTCGATCTGGTGCAGGCGGTACGATGCGGCATGCATGGCGGCGACGGAGCGATAGCCCGCATTGGTCCGAAACGGATTCGGAAACAGGTGACCCTCAATGCCGGGGTGCTTTGCCAGAAACTCGCGGCCGCGCCGGCCCTGGAGATGCATGGTGCCCTCGCGCGCGGTCATGTACCCCCTCCCCTCATATTCATTGAGATCCCATTGGCGCAGGACGTTGAGAACCTTACCCACTTGCGCCGGTGAATCGGTTTCCCCCTTGAGGTTGTCGGCGAGCGAGCGCTTGATCCCCAGGTCGTATCCCAGGTAGGCATTGGGGTCGCAATTGACCACCACGATGCAGAGAATTTTTGCCAGCTTAGCCTTAAGAAATGCCCCCAGGACGTGATGTCCGTTGATGAGTTCTCCATCGCGATTGAAGGCGATGACGGGCACGCCGTCGATCCAGTACCCTTCCTGCATGTCCGTCACGAATTCTTCCATGCTGCGCGACTTGATGTTGCGCTGGTAAGGGGGCAGCCGCGCAATCCATTCCTCGGCGTCCTCCGGCGTGACCCAGCGCACCAGGGCCTTGGCGATGGCCGGATCAATGCGGCACTTGGCTGGATCGACCAGATCGTTCAACCACTGATTCAGGTCGTCTTTCGGATCGGCGGCCACCGACTGAAAGATACGGGGCGGCCTGGGAGTTGGAGTTGCCTGCTTCTTCCTTCGTTTTCTCATATCCTCACCTCGATCTCGCGCGCGGGCGGCGCCTGCTTGCCCCTGGTGCCGCGCACGGTCATGGGCGTCCACACCAGCTGCTTGTATTTCCCAAACAGCCCGCGCCCTTCCCTATAGTCCCTGAAGTGGCCCCGGCAGATGTGCATGGCCTTGGCCACGCCCACGCTGTCGCTATTGCCCTGGTGCCGCAGGATCTTCTTGAGCGGCTCGATCACCAGGGTCTTGTAGCGCACGGGCCACTTGCCGGTCTTGGCGTGGTACTTCTTGGCGAGCGGCTTGTCCACGCGCTCCTCGGCGACCTCGACGTTCTTGCAGTGCAAAAAACAGATGGTCAACAGCGTGGGGTAGAAGTAGGTCATCAGCGCGCGCATGCTATCGGCGTCAGAGTCGCTCGCAAAGCCGCGCATCCAAGGGCGGTCCAGGCAGCGGCCCTCGGCGTCGATACAGAGGAAGGTGCTGCCGTGCGGCCCGGTGGGGCGGTCGGTCCTGTTCCCGTAGTCGATGAACAGCTCGCACCACAGAATCCACCTGGTGCCCTCGGGCGGCCCGTCGCCGTGGTCGAACGTGGCGTCGGCGGGGTCGATGGCGTGGACTAGCGCGCCGATCTTGCCGTTGTGGCCCACGAGCGAGCTCATGTCGGTGTCGCCCGCGTCCTTGCTGTGGATGCGCGTGACCATGCGGTGCTCGGCCCAGAACGCGGGGAAGGGCGGCGCGAGGTTGGGGAAGTCGTGCTTCAGATCCCAGTACTCCTGGTCGCTGCCGAAATAGTAGTAATCCGCCACGTTGTCGATCAATAGCACGGGCAGCTGGGGGTCCTCGATCAGGGGCATGAGATTGTGGACCTGCCGCTCCCAGGCCTTCTCGAAGTACGGCGCCACCCAGACGGGCATCTGGAAGGCGCGCTCGCTGCGGATGCGGTCGATCAGGCGGGGCATTTTTACCTATGCACCAACCGGGTATCGATACGCTCATTGAGACGCTTTTCCATTAAGGTCAGGTGCACTTCTAGTTCTGCCTGAAGGAGCTTCATCTCCGTCCGCAGTTTGCCGGCTTCTGCGCGAATGGCCCAGATGATGGGGCCGGTCACGACGGTGAGGAGCACCCCACCGATGGATGCGATTAGCTTCCAGGTATCGGGAGTCATCACGCCGCTCCCTTCATGGCGATCACGCGCGAGACGTGCAGCAGGCGCCGCACGCGCTCGGTCAGCTCGCCTGCTTTCTGGCGCTCGTTCATGCCGCCGAGCACGTAGCTCTGTAGCTCCTCCTCGCCCCTCGCGGTCAGCATGATCAGCGCGCTTTCGCCCGTGCCCACGCGGCGTATCCAGCCGTGGTAGGCGAGCGAGCCGAGCGTGTTGGCGTGCGCCCGCCCGAGGTAACTCAGCGTGACGTTGTGCTCGTGGATGAACTTCAGCGTGCCGTACTGGTGGCGCGACAGATTGCGTAGTTTAGGCGGTTCTGGCAATGCTTTTCTCCTCTCTATTGTTTTAGGTGTTTCAGGAGCTCGATGACCTCGGTGTAGACATCGCGCTTGACCTGGATGACATTGATGGCATCGTCGAGCGTCACCGCGCGCTCGGCCGCCGGTTCGAGATGGAACACGGGGATGTCGATGGCTTGCCGCCTGGGGCGTCCGCGCGGCACCGTCACCAGCGCCTTGGAGTGGCCATTGGCCAGGTGCCGCAAGTTCGGGGGAATGCGGCCCAGGTGCCGCCAGTCCCACATCTGCTGGTGGTTGATGCCGTACTGCTTGAGGATGACCGACTTCTCCCTGCCCGTCCGGGGCGCGGCGACGTAGTCGGCCAGGATGGAATCGAGCGAGCCGCCTTCAGCTACGGGCGCGGGCGTCGCTGGCGTCGCGTTCATCTTCCTGCGCATGCCGTAGAACCAGCCGCTAGAGACGCCGCGCGTTTTGAGATACTGCATTCTCGTGTTGACAGACTGCGCCTCGAATGCGGCAATCAGCATGCGCTTCTCCTGCTCGGTCCAGATGCGCCGCTTCTTGGGTTTTCGGTTTGACATTTCAGGTTTTCCTTTTGGATTTAAGCCCTAATCATATTCGCATAGCTCGTATTTGGCTATTTCTTTTTGTTTCTGCTAATTCAGGTGACAGTTAAAATTTACACAATTCAAGCGGCGTTCTCCTGGCGCGGCCCCATGTTGCGCCGCTTGATCACGCGGTTCACCGGCTCGGGCTTGTAAAACCGGCACTTGGGTTTGTGGCCCCAGCCCTTGCCGTCCTTGCCGGCCCTGGTCTGGGCGCGCTTGAGCGTCATCGCGCCGCAGGGGCAGTGGTCCTTGCCCTGGTGCGGGCGCTTGATGCCCAGGCCCAGCTGGCCCAGCTCGCTCATCTGCTGCTTGCGGTCCTCGACCGGCACGTCCTTCCAGCGCAGCTGGCCCATCATGCGGGCGTGCGCGCTGCGCGCCTCGGGCGGCGCGTTCTTCCAGTGGGTGAGCGCTTTCGGCTTCTTCGGCTTCTTTCGGTTCATCGTGGTTTCCTCTTCTCGGCCTTACTGGCCAGCTTCTCGGCGCGCTCGGCCCTGGCCAGGATCTTATAGCCCAGGTCGAGCACGGCCCCGTACTCGATTGAGACACTGCGGCGCCTGCCCTTCTGGCGCAGGGTCAGGTAGCCGGGGTGGAGTTCCACGATCAGCGGGATGCCCCGGTAGGTCGAGGCCGTCTCGCGCTTGACGGTGCGCGCGGGGTTGATCAGGGTTGGCATTCCGGCAACCTTTCCGCCAATGCGCGGATTGCATCGGCAAGCTGAAGCGCGGCGTCGCGGCGCAGGACCATGCTCACGCGGGCGTGAGGTCCTTCCAGTTCAACCTCCACCTCCTGCTCCCAGATTCTGCTGCGCTTTTCCGTGAAGGGATTCGGCAGGCGCACCTCGCCGCGCAGCACTCTCCCCTGTCCCATCACGAAGACGTGATTCTGCTTGAAACGCAATTTCGTCATCTTATTTGCCCTCCACCGCCCGCGAGTATTTGCTCATCTCGCGTACCTCCGTAGCTTGCTCGCCGTCTGGCGCATGCCGTCGCCGTGGGACTCGCAGGACTCCGCGTCCGTGTCGTTGCAGTAGCCCGCAGCGTCCTCGAACTCATTGGCTCCATCCAGGATGTCGCCGATAGCCTCATGCAGTAGCGCTTTGGGCACGATGGCATGGCCCTTGGGGGCGCGGGGCCGCGCGGGTTTCTGGGCGGCCAGCAGGGAAAGACGCTCGCGGATCATGAGCAGCTCGCGGATCAACTCCGTGTCCGCGTGCGGCCCGTCGAGCTTGCGCACGGCAGTGGTGAAGGCGCGGGCGGCGAAGTCGAGCGTCGTCACGGGCACGAGCACTCGCGGCGTGCGGCCGTGGGCGCGTGGGTTGTCGGTGGTCTTCATGCGTTCTTCTCCTCGCACTTCGCCGAGCAGTAAAACTTATTCCCGCTCTTGGAAACGAGCGTGCCCTCCTCCAACTCGGCCATGCTGATTCCAGCGCCGCAGACGGCGCAGTGCTCCACGGCTAGGGTTTCGGCCGAGAAATGATTGTCCGCGCTACGCAGGATGCTGTTCGTGTCGTGCTTACGGGCACGCGCGTAGTGCAGCAGGTCGGTGATGCAGTCGGTGATCGAGTAGTCCTGCTTGCGCTCGATGGCGTCCAGCTTCATACGGTCGGCGTAAGCTTTGAACGCGACTGCGCCGTTGCGTCTTCGTTGCGTGTTTGTCATGGGGTATTGCCTTTCAATAATCAGTTTCGCATTGCGCTTGAATTTTGTCAAGCGCAGCGGGGTGAAATGCTCCCGACGCCTCACGGCGTTTCGCACCGACTTTCACGGGCTCGTCAGGGGGTTGGTTCCGTCACCTCCACGGCGTCGCGGGCAATCTCGACGTCGGTCCAGATGCACCACATACCCTCGGCTGGCACGGGCGTCCCGGTGACGACGAACAGCTTCTTCTTGCCGCCCTGCCAGCTTCCCGGCAGGGCGGTCCCCTGCCAGGACACGCTGTGCGCGTAGCCGTAGCCCTTGTCCCCCGGCTCGCCCCACTGGTAGTCCAGGTTGGCGACGACAATGAACTCGCTGCCTATGGGATGCGTCACCTCGCCGTACTCCTCGTCCTCCTCGTAATCAGGAATCAGGGTGCGGAAGCGCTTGCCAATCAGTTTGCTCATGGCTGCTTCACCTTCTTGGCCGCCGCTATCTCCTTGGCGCGGCGCTCGATCAGGTGCTCGATACCCTCGGCCAGCTGCGCGACGCGGTTGCTCTCGCGCAGGATCTGCTCGGGGTTGGCGGGACAGGCGCGCGTGGCCTGATAGTTGAAGTCGGTCCAGACCTTGAGGCGCTCGAAGCTCTCGCCCAGGCGCTTGACCTGGGACTGGATCAGTTTCTCGGTGGTGGTCATGATTTCGTCTCCTCGTCGATCATCCCGGTGCTCAACAGCCTGTCGAGCGCGGCGGTTTCAAGCGGCGCGCGGTTCTGGTGGAATGTAATCAGGTCCACCACGTCGTCCTCGGGATCGTTCTCCCGCATGGCCCGCGAGAGCGCGCCCTCGATATACCCGGCCACATGGTCGAAGTCGTACTTTTCGCCATCGCGCGGCGCGATCCGCACCTTGGCGACGATGTAGGCAATCAGGTCCTTGGGTTTTGGCATGGCTATTTCACCTCCGCCGGCTCGGGGCAATAGCTCGCCAGGAACCGCGTCTTGACTTCCAGGATGTAGGTGAACATGTCGTCTCTCCGGCAGCGCTCGGCGAAGGTCCTGGCCTCCTCCTCGCGCTCGAAGGTCGTGCGCTTTCCGGTCTGCTGCACGGCCACGTAGGTTGTCGTTGTCATGGGGTTTGTTTCCTTGGGAATGTGTCCCGACGCCTCACGGCGTTTCGGCGCGACTTTCACGGCCTCGTCAGGGGGTTACTGCTTTTCCTCGGTGCTCATCTTAGGTTTCACCATCGCCAGATCCGCCGTACGGCCACAGTTGTCGCACTTGCACCGGGTCAGGCAATACCCAGTCAACATCGTTGGATGAAGCGCGAGGCAGCAATACATGCACCAACTCATCGCTTGCCGTCCTCCCCCTCGGCCTGCTTCTCCAGGCGGCCTGCGGTCTGGTCGAGGTAGCTCGCCAACTCGCTCAGCACGCTGCGCAGCTGCTCGACCTCCTCGGCCGTGGTCATGGCGCTCGCGGCGATGTTGAGCGCCACGATAGGGCCTTCAAAGCCGCGCAGCACGGCCGCGAGCGTGGCGGGCTTGTTGACCACCTCCTCTAGCGGCAGGTAGCGGGTGATGTGCAGGCCCTGGGTGCGGGCCTGCTCTATGAACATCGCGAACAGATGCGCGAAGTTGGGGGTGATGTCGATGGTCTTGGTCATTTCGCCCTCCGCAGCCCAACCTCGATCAATAGGGCCGTGTCCACATTGCCCATCACCATGTAGCTCTCGCCACCGTCGGAGCTTTCGTTGGTATCCTGGAGCGCGCCCGTCAGCGACTCCAGGGTTTCCAGGCGGGCCATCAGGCGCTGGGCCACCAGCGCCGCGCCCATCAGGCTATCCAGCGCGTCCCGGTCCTGGGGCATCAGGAATTGCTTGCCGCGCAGCTGGCGGGCTCTCTCGCAGGCTTGGTCTATCGTCATGGCTATGCCACCTCCTTGCGCCTGGGTTTGGTCAGCGCGATCTCGGTCCCGAACTCGCAGCCGATGCCCTTGCGCACCCACTCGGGCGAGTTGGGGCAGTTGGCGCGCTCGCGCTGCTGCCTGCGCAGCCACGCGGGCGGGTTGGTGGCACGAGTCATCACGCCCAGGTAGCCAGCGCTCGCAAAGTAGCCTTCCACGTAGGCCCAGCCGATGTTGTTCATGGTGATGTAGACGTGGGCGCCCACCTCGGGCAGGGGGAAGCTGCCGCTCCACTTGAGCAGGTTGCCGTCCATCTCCGCGTAAGTGGGGAAGACGGCGTCGTCCAGGTCGCGCGGCTGGCTCATTGCGCCCGTCTGTACGGGCCTGTCGATAAAGAATCGTTCTGTCATGGGGTATGTCCTTGGGATAATGTCCCGACGCGCCGTCATCTCGACGGGGCGTTTCGCGCCGACTTTCACGGGCTCGTCAGGGGGTTAGGCGGCTTCCAGACGCCGGATCAGGTCCGCCGCCTCGGGGAAGTTCTTCATCGTCCGGTAGTGCTCATAGCACGGGATGCCTTCCTCCTGGCCGATGTACTTGTGGATCTCGACATGGCAGTGACCGGGACGGTCGGTGTTGCGCACGATGATGTACTTCCGCATGGCTAGTTCACCGCCTCCTTGCTCGCGAAGCGCGGCACGAAGCAATCCGCGAGCTTGCCCGTCTCGCGGTCGAGGTGGCGGCGGATGCCGAACACGTCATGGGCGAAGTTAGAGTCATCGGCCTTGAGCAACTCCTCCACGCGCAGGCGGAAGGCATTGGCGTGGCAGGCCGTCAGGTCCATCAGGGCGGTGCCCTGCGGGTAGTTCACGTTGTAGCGCCTGGCGAGGGCCGTGGCGCGTTGGGCAATCTTGACGATTACCGCGTAGTCGGTAGCGGGTACGCTCCAGTTCATGGGGTGTTTCCTTTCGATTTCCAGTTTCTCACGTTGCTCGAATTTTGTCAAGTGCTTGGGGTGAAATGCGCCTAGTCGCCCAGGTAGACGGCCTGGTAGCCTTCGAGCGCGTCCACGTAGACGTACTTGACGCCCTCGCTCGCGGCCAGGTCCTTGGCCTCGCTCGATGCCGCCCAGTGGGCCGTGCCGTCGGTCGAGTAGTAGTGGCCCATGCCAAAGCCCGAGTAGTAGAACAGGCCGGGGAAGGGGTGAAGCTCGCGTGCCGGCGTGCGCAAGGTATCGGTAAGCGCGTAGGTTTTGTTTGCGGTCATGGGGTAATGGGATTCCTTTCTCTCCCGACGCCTCGCGGCGTTTCGGCCGACTCTCACGGCCTCGTCAGGGGGTTGATGGGCTACCAGGTCCAGACGAACTTCACGAGCAAGGTTGCGGCAACGATCACCACGGCCCAGAACGCGAAGTAGCCCACGATGCCGCAGCCCACCAGTGCGCAGCCGCTATCGCTGTCGGCCATCAGGCTTTCTCCTTGGCCTTGTTCTTCATGTACTCCATGAAGCCCGCCACCGCGCCGTCCGGCATGTGGACGGTCCAGGAGTGGTTCTCGCTGTACGATCCGCGCGGCTTGCCCTTGACGGGCACCGCCAGCGTGTCCCATTTCGCGAGTTTCGGATTTTTCTTGCATTGCTCGCAGCTACAGCCGCCGCAGTCGCGCTGTAGTTCGAGCGGCAGTCTCAGGTATACGGCCTCGTCGGTCCAGGCGATGATCCGCATGGAGGTCAGGCTCGGGGTGAGTTCTATCGTCGTCGTCATGGGGTTGGTCCTTGGGAATATGTCCCGACGCCTCGCGGCGTTTCGGCCGACTCGCACGGCCTCGTCAGGGGGTTAGCTGTTGAACTTGGCCCGCATGGCCTCGGCCATGTCGCGGGCGAAGAATCGCACCTCGCTCTCGCTGAACTCCAGGGTCAGGCCGTGGTCGGCCAAGGTGGCATTCAGCTTGATGGGCGCACTGTCCTGGCCTTGCGGCCTCCAGTAGCAGGCGAAGGGCTCCCGGCAGGTGACGCGCACCACGCTCGGGCTCTCGTACTCGAAGTGAAAGCTGCGCCCAGTCTCGCTGACCAATTCCGCGCCCGTCATCAGGTGCTCGATGCCCAGGCTTAGTTCGTAGGGTTTAATTTGTTCCATGGGTTTTCCTTTAGGTTGGGCGTGGGGGCCTCGCGGCCCCCTTCCCGGTTAGCTCATCAGCTTGCGCATCTCCTCGGCCAAGGTCCAGAGGGCCTTGTTCAGCTTGGTGTTCTCGGTGATGCCTTCCACCGGGCGCGTCCGCAGGCGACGGCGCGTCTCGGCGCTGCGGCCCCGGATACCGCCGCCGACCAGGGCTTCCTGGGCGCGGTTGAAGGTGTTCCACAGGGTGGGCGTAGAGTCCTCCATGCGGCGCGGTTGCAGCACCTGGGCGGGAGTGATAGGCGCCTCCCCCTCGTCGTAGCGCAGTTGAAGCGCGGCGGTGGCGAACACCTCGGCCTGCGGCGCCTCTAGCCGCAGCCGCTGGAAGTTCTCCACGCTGTCGATCACCTTGGGCATCTGGTCGATGACCTCAAAGCTCGCGTTGATCACGCCGTCCGGGCTTCCGGTGTGGCGCACGCTGATGTGATTGACCACGCCGTCGCCGACCACCATGCCGTTGGTGCAGACCAGGCGGAACAGCCCGCTATCGAGCTTATAGGCGCTGGCCCCGTCGTGGCTGTTGGTCAGGACCAGCTCGGGGTAGACCACGCCCAGCTGGCGGGTCAAGGGCTGGTCCCCCTGGCGCATGTCGCGGAAGCGGATCAGGTGCTTGGTGAAGTCCCCCTTGCCCTCGATGCGGGTCCTCGACTGCATGGCCTGCACGGGCTGGAAGCCCTCTTCCCGCATCCGCTCGATGACCGCGATGGTGGGGATGAAGGCGTACTTGTCGCTCATCCGGTGCCATGGCTCCATGGCAAACACGCTCGGGGCAACCGCCCTAAGCTGGTCGTTAGAGAGCGCCGTCATGGAACGGACGCTGTGACGCATGTTGATCGTATTCATGGGGTGTATCCTTATCTCTCGTCTGAACGTTGGCGGCGCTTGTTCGCGCCGTTGAACCCAGTATCGCAAATCGCTCGATTTTTGTCAAGCAATTTGGGGTGAAACGGGTCCGGTTTTCTCCCTACGCCTCACGGCGTTTCGGCCGACTCGCACGGCCTCGTCAGGGGGTTAGCGGCTCAACATAGCGACAATCCAGCCCATGAAACCGACGAAGCTCGCATAGCAGGCGTAGTCGAAGGTCCAATGGCCGTGCGGCAGGAACGCCGCTACTATCAGGGAGGCGACCCATAGCCATGTGCAAGCGGAGGCGATAGAGTCGCGGATCACTGGCCCTCCTCCCGCTCGGTCGCCGTCTCCCCGGCATGCAGCCTGCCGTAGCAGGCGCAGTTCATGCTGGCCGGGTGGCCGCAGGGGACATAGCGCCCGTCCACCACCCAGGCCTGCAAGGTGTAGTCGTACCAGGCGCCGTTACTCATGGCTCTCCTCCAGGCATTCGGCAGGCGACGGGAAGGTGATGTTAGGCTCGGCATAGCCTTGCCGCGCCCGTTCCAGGTTCCAGACCAGCACCTGGAAGTTAGTGGCGCAGGTTCCGGCCACGTCCTGCCAGCTTACGCCGCTCGGGCCGACCTTGTCGCCGCTCAGGATCTCCAGGTCCTCAAGCGCGGCTTTGAGCGCGGCACGCATCTTGGCGTAGGTCGCCCTACGGATTGGTTCGTTAGTGTTCGTCATGGGGTTACTCTCCTTGTGGGTATCTCCCGTCGCCTCGCGGCGATTCGGCCCACCCCCGTGGGCCATCGTCAGGGGAGTTAGCTAACTGCCAAAGTAAGCCTCCCACGTCTCCGGGTCCAGGCATGCCGCGTCCATGCACGCCTCGAATTCCGGCGTGCCAGGACTGATAGCCTCACCGTCCTCGGTGAAGAACATATCCACGCCGTCGCCGCAGCACGCCGTGCGGTAGCCGCAGTCGAACCAGTAGGCGCTTGAGCTTTCGCTCCAGGTTACCGTCTTGTCTTTCGTCTTACTCATGGGGTGTATCTCCTCGCTCGATTTCCAGTTTCTCAAATCGCTCGAAAATTGTCAAGCAACTTGGGGTGAAACGCGGTGGGCCTAGCCGCTAGACTTAGCCCACCCGGTTGCGACTTACTCACCTCGGAGTAAGTCAGTGGCCTGCCTGTTCAGGTACTCCCCGGCATGCAGCAGCATGCGCCAGTGCGGGGTAATCATCATGCCTTCCTCGCGGGTAACTTCGCTCTTGGCCGCATGGATGATGGTCATGGCCTGAATCAGGCCGTTGTAAGTCGTCGTCATGGTGTGGGTATCTCCCGTGGCCAATGCCTCCCGGCATGAGCCATTCGGCCTATCCCCATAGGCCATCGTCAGGGGAGTTACTGCTTGGTCGCGAGGCTGGCGTCGTTCACCCGGATGAACTCGCGGATCTGGTCGGCGTAGCCGAGCAGCTTGGTCCACTGCTCGCGGTACAGCGTGACCGGGAAGCGGCCCATGCCGTAGACGCTCAAGGCGCCCTTCTCGCTTACCCGCAGGGTTAGCGGCGATGCCGTCCTGGGCTGCGTGCGCAGCTTGTCGTTCTCCGCCCGGAGGGCCTCCAGCTGGGCCAGCAAGGCGTCGGTGTCGATGGTCTGTGTGGTCGTCATGGTGTGTGTTTCTCTCTGTGGGAAATATCCCGATGCCTCGCGGCATTTCGGCCCCTTCCCAGTGGGCCATCGTCAGGGGATTTAGTCCAGGTCCGCCTTGAGCCAGTTGGCCAGGTCGTCATGGGCGTCCGCATATTCCCAGACCATCTCCAGGTCCAGGCTGGCCAGGTAGGTGTCGGTCTGTTCCATCAGGTCAAAGTCATCGGCGTTGAAGTTAGCGTTCGTCATGGGGTAAGTCTCCTCTAAGTCCTGGGCGTTTCTCGCGCCACTGAAACCAGTTTGCCGCATCGCTCGATTTTTGTCAAGCGAGTGGGGGTGAAATCGCATGGGTTATGCCATGCCCGGTGGATCTCCCGTCGCCAGCGCCATCACGGCGTGAGCGATTCGGCGACCACAGCCGCGAAGCCTAGCCAGAGGGCTACAATCAGTAGCGCGATGGCGACGTTCTGGAGTAACTCTTTGGTCATAGCTTATCTCTTTGGTCATAGCTTATCTCTCCGGTCTTAGTCGCGGCCCATGCCGCGACCTGACTCCGCAGTCCTTCCGGGCTGACTTTCCCGAACAAGGCGCTCTCCGTGGTCGAGCCCTTGGCCAGGCGGTGGACGGCGAGCAGGATCTTACCCTCGGGGGTAACCAGGCTTTCGGAGGGGCTAATCCGAAACCGGATCGAATCGGCGAAATGCCGGAAGCCGAACACAGGGGGAAAGCTGCTAATCGCGGACTCAAGGCTGGTCGGCTTAGGCGCTGGCGGCGCTGCCGCTAGCCTGGGAGGGGCTTGCGGGGCGCGGCCAGTCTGCATGGGCACGTGGGTGATGGTCACGGGGGTAACCGTGGGGGCTTTGGGCGCCTTCATGGCCTTCAGCGTGGCCCTGGCCTGGTCCACCTGGGCAGGGGTAAGGCACTCGGTGATGAGCTTCAAGGCCAGGCGTAAGTCCTTGGCCTGCTCGCTCTTGCCCTCGGTCACGTGGAGCCCGGCCAAGACTAGGGCATGCTGTAGCTTGCGGGCTATGTCCTGGGCGGAGGGTGTTGCTGTCGGTGTTGCTGTCGTCGTCGTCATGGGGTAAGTCCTTGTCGGCTGCCGTCTCGGCTGCCGTGATCCCAGAATGCAACGGCAGACGGTTTTTTGTCAATTTTCTTGGGGTGAAACGTTGCAAAGAAAGGCACTTAGCGGCCAAAAAACTTTGGGGTGAAATTTGAAATTCTTGGGGTGAAACGCACCAGGGCAGACGCGAAAATGGCGCGAATAGGATGGGTGAGGAATAGTACGAAGTCTTAACAAAGCCTGGGGATAGACCTCGGGAGAGTGAATTCTGGAGGGGTTTCCAAATGGCCCTGGCTGGGGCGGGGATGGCCCTAGACTGCGTCGCCGGAGGCTGGGTGATGGTCTAGAGACCCCCTCGTCTGCGACGCGTCCTAGGGCTTTTCCCTGCCCGAAAAGTGGGAAATATGCGAAATGCGAGTAGTTTCACCCCGATTTGCAGCTAAGTCCTTTGCTTGCAACACTCAGGAGTTGACATAATGCTGCTTATCGGAAGCTAGGCGACAACACGTGGCTGTGGTGCTGGCCGTGGGCTCGTACCGACGGCTTGCCGTGGGCTACGCCAGGGCCAAGACCTACCCCGTACCCAGGGCCTCTCTGTAGGCTACGCGCGCGAGGCCTGGTGTGGTTATTATTCCCCCCGCACGATTCGAGGTTCTGCCCACGGGGGTCCCATCCGGCCTGGGGGTATATTCCCCGAGCGGGTCCCATCCCGGTTCCATCGGCGTCGGCCTCGTGGTCCGGGGGTCCCAAGCACCAGCCGCCAGCTTCGAAGCACGAGACGACGCGCGCGCGAGTCTATTAGGCGACGCGGGCGAGTTTGGAACCCATATCGGGTAAATTCCCGATAGCTCGCCAGGTGAGCCACCCCAATTTGGCCAAAGATTAAAAGGGCTCCATAGGGGGTTCAGGGGGGTTCAAAGGGGGGGTGGAGCTAAGTTGCTTGTTTTGAGGGCGGGGGGTCTTGGGGGGTCTAAACTTTGTATCAATAAAGATGATAAATTTGTCTCACGCTAAGGATACAAACTTTTGAACCCCCTGAACCCCCTCGCTTCATAAACCGTGAGGGGTCAGCAAGTTGGGCCGGGGGTCTTAAAGTGTAACTTTTGAACCCCCATGAGCCCCCGATGAGCCCCCTTTTGGGGCCGGGGTGGTTGTTTTGTGTGTGGAAGAGTACGGCTTGAGGAATTTCTGCCGCATGGTGGGAAATCTGCGCGACAATCGTAACTCAACCCGGTCGCCTTTGCAAGCCATGCCCAGACCCCGAGAGAGTTCGATCACACAGACTGTCGTCAAGTTAATTTGCGCACAGTATCCCGGCGCGGTCGTTCGCAAGCGGCACGGGACGGCCTTCTCCCAGGCCGGCGACCCGGACTTGTATGCGTTGATACAGGGATGTCACCTGGAGCTGGAGCTCAAGGTGCCGGGCGAGGATGCTACCCCGCTCCAGAAGGCGCGCCTCCTCGCCTGGCAAAGGGCGGGTGCCCAGGTGGCGGTGATTCATTCCTCCCAGGAAGCGGCCGCGTTCCTCGCGGGGCTGGCGGCCGAGGGGGTGCTGCCGGCGGCGGCCGCCGCTTAGTCCTCCAGTTTCCACGGTTTAGCGAGGATGTCCTGGTCGTGGTGGCGCTTGAATTGAATGCACCACCGCCGGTTGCAATTTTTGATGCGTTCGCGGATGTCGGCGTCCACGCCGGAAGCGTCCACCGCCTGGTCCGTTCCCAGGATTCCGGCGGACTGAAAGGCTTCCGCCCAGGCGGTGCTGCTGTTCAGCCACTCGACTAGGTGGTTGGTTTTACTAAACGGATGGGAGACGAATATCTGGCGCAGCCGGTCGAGCGCCCGCCGTCCCGGACGGGGGCCGCGTTTGTGGCCGAGGATGATTTCCTCCCGGCTCCAGCCGTCGTTGACGCGTTTGCGGATGCGGCTGACGGTGCTCTCGCTGACCCCGGCGGCGCGCCCGATCTCGGCGTCGCCGGCTAGTGGTGTGGTAGTGAACAGATCGAGCACCATGCGGCGCTTGATCTGCTCTCGGGTGTAGAGATGGCGTGGACTCATGCCCAAGATTCTATATGTGAAATATGTGAATTGCTAGGAACGCAAGGTTTGAAATGTTCCGCGCGTACACTTCGTGCAAGTGTTGCAAGAAATGCGCGAATTGTTTGTCATCTATGGTTTACCGCCGTGGGTTATGATCGTCCCGTGCCGTCGCGCTCACACGCGGCGGGCTCCAAGGCGAAAGCGAGAAAATCATGGCGGTATTCAACGAAAGCGAGGAAAAACCAACATGGCAGAAAAAGCTCTAGTGTATGGAACGGTGATCGAGGGCGGCAAGGGTCCGGTCGATCCAGATTACGGAGTACCCGGCGGCGAGCACCCCGACCAGGGGCTGCCGCCTTATGTGTGGCACGGGCTGCCCCCGCTGCCGCCCGGAATCGACAACGAGCTTCCGCCGACAGTCTGGCCCCCGGACTTCCCGGTCTTCGTTCCCGACCCCAACCCGCCGGGCACCTGGCCGCCGCCCGGCACCGTCTGGCCGCCGCTCGATCCCTCCGACGGGATCACCGGCAAGGGCCTGTTATTGGTCATCGTGGTGGGCGGCGGCCGCAGGGCGTACCGCTGGATCGTGACCGACAAGCCGATCCCGCCGCCCGACAAGCCGCCCGACGGCGGCGGCAAGCCGCCCGACGCCCAGCCGAAGCGGTAGCCGCCCGCGAGCGGCCGCGCCCGGTGCTATAATGCACCTGGACATAACACCTGCCTTTTGGGTTTTGGGAATTGGCGATGCCCGTCCGCGCCCCGCTATGCCTGTGCCAGGGGATGCGGGCGGGCGTTTTTTATGCAAGCGTGCGACTTCAAAGGAGGCAAAACGTGGGTGCAATCGTGGCGAACGTGGGAGATGTTTTTCCCGCCAAGAAAGAGACCGCCGAGACCGCGAGGAATCCCGGCGCGGTGGTGGACGCGAGCGGCAACGCGCTCGATCCGTGGTTGTTGACCAAAGCCCAGGACAAGGCCTGGAATCAGAATATCGTGCTCGTGGAGGAGTATGAGACGCAGCTGAAGGAGAGCCCCTCCTACGGCCAGCAGCTGGGCGACGAGCCCTCCTGGGCGGTCTACACCGCCGCCGCCGAGGCCGGCGGGCTGGACTTCCAGCAGCAGCGCCTGGGGCCGGCGGTCAAGACCCTGGTGGCCACGCCCAAGACGTAACTCAATCGTCGTCATCGACATCATGGAAGCGCTCGTGGCAGTCGCGGCAGACCGCCCGCAGCTCCCACAGAAATTCCTTGCGGACGTGCTCGTAGGTGAGGTGGTGCACCTCGGTTGCCCGCCGCGCGCCGCAGCCCTCGCAGATCCAGCCGGCGCGCCGCATTACCCGCTCACGCCGCTCGGCCCACTCGGGGCTTTCCAGATATTCGGCGTAGCGCGCGTGCCACTCGGCGTCCTGCCGCGCGCGTTCCGCCCGCCGTTGCTCGGCGAACTCGCGCTGGCGTTGCTGCTCCACCCGGTGCTGCTCACGCCTTTCGACCGCCTGCACGCAGTTCTGGCAGAGGGCGCGCGTGGGGCCAGCGGGCTCCAGGCTGCCCGGAACGTCCCTGATCCACCGGCCGCAGTACAGCTTCAGGGGATCGGCGTCGTCCACGAGGTGCGACTTGCCGGGGCCGAACTGGTGGTCGTTCGCGCGGTAGAAAATCATAGATCTTCCCCCGGCCGGTCCCACCGGCGCCCGACCCAGTTGCCCGAGCGTTCGCCCCGGCAGAGAATCTCCTCCATCTCGTGGAAGGGAGTGATCGGTATAGCGCGCTCGATCAGGCGCGCGGCGTAGCCACAGGCGGCGAGCATCAGGCGCCGCTGGCCGAACGCCTCCTCGCCCAGGGCCAGCACGAAGGGCTCGCGCTGCCTGGCCCGGTGGTGGCTGGCGCGCCGCTCCGCGCGCTCGCGCTCGGCCTCTAGCTCGCGCTTCTCCTGTTTTTCCCGCGCCTGCCGCTGGCGCTCTTCCCGCGCGGGCCGCTCGCGCTCCTCCTGCTCCAGGCGTTGCTTCCGGCGCGCGTCGCGCTCGGCCTGCTCGCGTGCTTCCCGCGCGAGCTGCTCCCCCTGGCGCGCCTCGCGCTCGGCCTGTTCGCGCGCCTCCCGCGCCAGGCGTTCCTTCTGGCGCGCTTCCCGCTCCAGCTGCGCCCGCGCCTCGGCTTCGGCCTCCCGCCGCTTGCGCTCCGCCAGGCGCACCCGCATGTCCGCCGCATACTTCTCGTAGATCGCGAGCTCACGCTCCCGGCGCTCCCGTTCGGGCCGCTCTTTTTCCCACTGGGCCTGCGCCCACCGGGCCTCCCAGATCAGGCGCTCGTGAAGCGCCTGATCCAGCCGTTCCCGAATGGTCTTTTGGTATTCGCTCTCCATCGAGCGGCCCTGTCCTTCAGTTGACCTTGGGTATCCCCGGCGGCGCCTGGCGCGGCTTGGGCGGCTGGGGCGGGAGCTGATGCACGCCCTGGTAGTAGAGCACCACGCCGTGGATCTCGGCGAGCACCAGCTCAATCGACAGGATCTCGCGGTCGCACACCATCTCCAGCTGGCGCAGAGTCTCGGGGCTCGCGTTATGGGCCAGGTCCTTCTCGCGCACGAACTGGGCGAAGCGCCCGCGCATCATGCGCCGCGCAAGCTTGCGGTAGCGGTTGATGTCGAGCCCCACCTGGTTCAGCTCCTCGGCCGGCCACTCCTTGAGCAGCGGGAACAGGTTCTCGACGTTGCCCGCTTGCAGGCACTGCCTGAGCCGCTCGGTCATCGCCGTGTCGCCTGCCAGGCGCCCCCGGTTGCTGTTGGTGGATCGTTTCTTAACCGGCATATCAGTCCTCCAGGTCCTCTTTACTGATTCGCCGCATGAACACCGGCGTGCCCTCGCCCACCCAGGCGCCCTCGACATTGAACTCGAAGTACTCCCAGGCGTCGTCGGTGGTCATGTCGCTGTCGGCGAGCAAGAGCTCGATGCACTTGTCGGCGTCGTAGACCACGTAGTAGCTC